ATTTTGCACAAAGTCAATTTTACCAGACTTGATGTTCAGCACGATGCTGCTATGGTTGCGCACCGACAGCGTACCCTTGACGCCAAACTTCTTGAGGATCGGCTTCAGGTTCGCCGCAATCTTCGCCTTCATCTCTTGATTCATGTAAGCCATTCGTCTATCTCTCTTTCTTCACTCTATGGAATAATTATACTGTTTTCCACCAAAAAGTAAAGTGGTGAAAAACCTAATAGAATCAATGACTTACGAGCGCAAGCTGGAAGGGCTGGTGGATCGATTGGAGCGGGTCTGGCTAGACCCTTGGTATAGATGGTCTGGCGCTAAAAAAGACTGTCCAGCATCTCTGGAGTCATTGGCCAGGTACGCTGGATAACACCAGCTTCCTTGAGCATTACATCCGCGTGATCGATAGAGTAGTGTGTCCCAGCACCCTTGCCACCAAAAGGTCGATTTGGACCAATAATTTCTTTTATGCCAGCCTGAATAAGCGCACGAGTGCAATCAGCGCATGGCTTTGGTTCCCAGTTTAGATATGCACGGGCGCCTGCGAGTTTGATTCCATGCCGCGCAGCATTGTAGATTGCATTACGTTCAGCATGTTCGACCCAGTGGTACTTTTCTGGGCGCTTCCATCGCGCTTCGTTCTTTTCTTCAATGCCTCGAGGAAAGCCATTGAAGCCTGTGCTGAGAATGACATTATCATCACTCACAATCACGCAACCCACCTTTGTTGACGAGTCTTTGCTCTTGTGAGCGATGACAGTAGCTTGTAGAATAAACAGTTCATCCCAAGTCATTTCTTTATCATATAGCATAATATAGTTTATCCTAATCTTTACTTGATTTCAATCTTTCGCGGCTTCTTCTCATCAGGGATCACATTCTCTAGCTTGATGGTAAGAATACCATCTTGTAGATCAGCATCCCTTACTACAACAGTATCTGAAAGAACGAATTGGCGCGAGAATCGACGACCAGCAATGCCCTGTGTTAGGTAGTTGCGAGTGTCTGTAACATCTTTCTTTCCAGAAACCTTGAGTGAGTTTCTCTCTGTCGTGATGTCGATTTCGTCTTTCTTATAACCAGCAATCGCCAACTCGATGACGAAATTGTATTCGTCAGTCTTGATGATGTTTACTGGTGGGAAAGAACTCGCGGTTGCAGTCAAGAGATGGGCTGCATTATCTAGCGTTGCTAACACATGGTCGAATCCAAGTGTTGACGGTAGAATTGTATTGTATGACGTTAGTAGTGTCATTTATTTACTCCTTAGTAAAGCAAGTTTGTAGTTGTGGACCCCAAATGGGCATCCACTTCTATTTATACGCCAGTAGAGCCAAATCCACCATCGCGATCAGAATAAGGCTCAGGCATCTCTTTTACGATTCTCAGTCTCACACCTTCATTGGCTACAACTTCAGCCTGCGCAATACGCTCTTGATTTTTGATCGTCTGTGCAACTTTAGAGATGTTAGTGATCAAAACGAAAATCTCTTGCTGGTAGTCTACGTCAACGATGCCTTCTGCATTTGCGAGAACTAGTCCCCGCTTCAGTGATAGGCCAGAACGTGGATGAAGGCGAATCGAATACTGCTTTAGTGGAGTCTGCGCTCTCATGATATCGCTATAATTTTCTATGCTGATATCTGTCTCGATCTTAGCCACAAGACCAGTAGGCACGAGAATTCTATCACCTGGATAGATGAATAGATCATAATCATCTAGACTGACTTGCCGTGAGAACGCAGTATTGTACGCATTATATCCATCCACAAGAGCATAGGTTGGGCAATAATGAAGATCAAAACACGTTGACATCGCTGTTCCAAATTTTGGAAGCTGGACATTCTCATTCAACGGATACAGATTCAAATTTACCATAACAATTATTCCTGTGTTTTCTTTTTACCTATCGTGTACTTGGCTACCAGCTGCCACTGATTCTTGTCCTTGAATGGAAGAATCTTGATCTGACTCAATGGTGCATAAGGCTCTTTTGTCTTATCAGCGTCCACCAGTTTCACGAGACCCCATTCAGCCATCAGATTCGCAATCGTATTTCTACGCGCTAGATCATTCTCTGAGATGTTGCTAGGCTTGCCGTCAAGTTCAAAGAGTTCTTTGAAGTGAACGATATAGTATTTGCCTTGCTTGTGAAGAATGTGGCAAGACTGATACAGAATATTGTCATTCTTGGCTGCAACACCGATGCGAGTCAGAGTCTCACGGACCTTTAGAAAGTCGTCCTGCTTCTCTAGCTTTACCTCAATCAATTTATCGATACTACTCATTTCAATCACCCTTATATAATTGTTCTTTTATCGCGGTGATTTGAGAGTCAGATAGAATCTTTAGGGCTTCATATGCTTTAGCATCAGAATAACCATAATACTCTTTTACAGCATTCAAATCATCGCTCTGAGCCTTTTTGTGCCATTTTGTATATGGGCGTTTCGCTGCTCTAACAATATTTAGTAAAAAATCTGCCTGTAGCTTTTTGTCGAGATTAGGGTATCGATTCATCTCGTTAGCTATCATTGCAGTGTCTCTATGGTTAGATAGAGCGCGATTTACCATGAATGCAGGATAAGAACGCTCATCCTGATCAGTCAGGATGAACGGGGCTTTTGATTGTAGGATGCTTGGTAGAATTTCTTTGAATAAGTCTGCCATATCAATAGTCCGACACAGTATACTTTCTTAGTTCAGCAATGATATCATCTCTAATCTTATGAATTGGCTCGACAGCTTCTTGTTCGATGTCGATGAGAATCATCTGCCTACCATCTTTGGTGTAATGCGGTCTAGTGAGAAACTCAGAAGGATTTACCCTGAATAGCCAACCAGACCACTTATAGCTATGCATAGGAGCAGGAACTGTGATGAAGTATAATTCATCAACATTTCTACACTTTCTAAGCTGATTGGATTTAATAGTCAATGCACGTTCTCTGATGAACGGAACTTGCGTCTTGACTTCAACTTTCTTACCGTCGCAAATAAGATCTTTCTCAGAATCATACTTATTAATCGATGGCGCTACCTTACGACCTTCGGAGCTAAGATAGCCGATAAGATATTTCTCGCCCATCAGTCCCATTTCATTCATCTTGTATTCACGAGTTATCATGAGAACTTGCACTCCACCATCATTTCGGTCAAACACGCAACGAGATTCAACTCTTGATCTGCGACAAAAGCAGCTTGATATTGATACCTAGCAAGAATAATCACTGCATTTGGAATCGTAGACTTGTCCATCACATCATACAGACTGTCATAGATCTTGCGGAAGATACGCACTGGATCTTCAGAGCCATTCTCTGCGACCCACTTACGCATTGCACCGAAATCTTGATTCTTCAAAGAGGTGACAAGTTCATTGATCGTGACATCAGCAACACTCTTTAGAATGCCGACATCAATCTTGCCACTGACCGAATAGCGCTGGAGTTCGTTTAGAACACGACGATAATCGGGGAAGTGCTTCTTTACTACTTCAACCAGCACTGCCTTATCAAATGGAACTTTCTCAGCATTAAGAATCTCTGCTGCACGTTTCATAAACAAAGCAGCCATCTTCGGCTTGTCTTCTTTACGCAGCTTGAATTCAATCACAGCACAGCGACTATGAAGAGGCTCAATGATGCGATTCTTATAGTTGCAAGTCATGATGAACGTGCAATTATGCGCAAACTCTTCCATAGCCGCGCGCATAGCTGGCTGGGTACTATTGGGATTTAGATAATCTGCCTCATCGATGATGATGACTTTCTTACCGCCATCAAGCGACATTGAACTTGCATAGTTCTTGATTTTGACTCTGAAAGTATCAATGCCTGACTCATCAGAGCCGTTGATCATCAAATAATCGCAGCCAATCTCATCACACAAAGCACGAGCAACTGTAGTCTTACCTGTGCCTGGACCACCGCAAAGCAGAAGATGTGGAATCTCTTTGCGATTCACATAGCTTTGAAAAGTAGTCTTGTACTCCTCAGGAAGAATACAATCAGCAATAACATGAGGACGATATTTTTCAACCCACAAGGATTCATTCATAATATAAACTCCAAATCAAGCAGTTACTATTCTAGCCCATTTCCCGTTCTGTTTCAAGTACAAATTTCCGTCTGGACCGACAGTCATATTTACTCGAACATCTTTGCGAGTGCCTGGAGCAAATGTACCTGTTCCTATAATCGCACATGGGTGATGGTTGAGGTCTGGTGGCATCGGATCGCCATATGTTGCATGAAGCGCTAATGTACTGTTGTATCCAGAGGCTTCAATTTTCTTGACTGCTTCCGATGCTTCACTTCTACTCGGTAGAATAGAAGGCATAACAGCAGCGCCAGCACCAAAACCTAAAGCCTGAAAGAATTTTCTTCGAGTCGTCATATCAATTACTCCATAATGAAAAGATGGGGCGGGGAAGGTGAACTCCCACGGCGAGCAGTCTGGCGGAGTGTGCCGTCAAAAGAAATTGCGCCCCAATAAGATTATTTAGCCTTTTTAGCCTCAAAATATTTTTTGGCAAGATTAATATATCGGTTCATCGTCTCCTCATGCGCAAGGCACTCTTTATTCCATAAAGAATTCAAGGTATCTACCGCTTTCTCCAATTCAGCAATTCTCTCTTTATATTGATTTTCCGACATTTTGTAATCCTTGTTGTTACTTCGCCACTTTCTCGTAAATCTCAACAAAATCATTTTGCTCTGCAACTTCTTCCTCAAAGTTGCGCTTGTGATACACTCTAGCCAGCTTTCGACCTAGCTTCTTTGGAATCTCAGTCTCATCTTGCATACGCTCAAGAATTTCTTTGATCAGATCTCGCTCTGACTCGATTCGAGTTAGCGAGTTAGAAATCTCAGAAAGCATCCCAAGGATCTTGGCTTTATCAGTAGGTGACATAATTATTCTCCAAAAGTAGACAGCGTAGACTCAATCGCGATGATGTATGTAATGGGTATGTTCTTATGCTTGAACTGTGCGCCCTTCTTTGTGATTGTGACATCATATGAGCCATCCATCATCTTGATGTTTTCTGTTTTCATTACGACGCAAAATTTCGTGCCGTCACCAGCACCAATTTCAATCTTAGACTGATCAGCAGCATCATCTGATGGATCAGTCGCAATGAAATTGATTACATCGCCATCACTTTCAAAAATAAAGTATGGCGAGTTTGAAATGCCAGCAGATTTCTTCATCCACTCAAGATCATCTTCCGATAGAAGAAAAGAACAGTATGTTTCACCAAGTGAGATACTCTTATCAGGAGCAACGGCGATTACTTGCGGTGAACAATATTTGATATTGTCCAGCTTCTTCTTGTTCTCAGTAGCGATGATGATTCTATCATCATCGAAAGACAGATCAGCACCATTGTACAGAGAAACCTTTGCAAGAAACTTGTTTAGGTCATACAATGCAAACTCTTTTGTAAGAGTTTCAGTGATCGTAGCCTCAGCGAAGATAGTCTTCAAAGGCGAAATAGTTCGCAGAGTATTACCAGTCTTGAATTGAAGACTTTGATTGATTGTTGAAAAGTTTTTCAACACATTGATAGTAGCATCAGACAATTTCATGATTTATTTCCTCATTCGCTTCAACATGAACATTATTATGCACGGTTTTCGCTAGACTGTCAACTACAGTAGCCAAGTCATCTAGCGAACCATTATTTGTAATTGTAGCATCATACTCACAGCCAATCCATGCCCATTCACTGTAATGAACGTCTGGATATTTTTCAGCCATTCCGTAATAGTCTCGCTTAGAATTTACATTCAAAGCAGTTTCATACCATTCAGGATCTGGACCTCTACGCACACGAACAATCATGCCGCCTGCGTTTTTAATCGCATTGATTTCGTTTGGAAATCTAACATCAGCAATAACATAATTATTCCAAGACGATAATTCACAACGACGCATTGTTGTATAGACCCAGATGTCTTGGTGAAAGACATCACGCCCTGCTTCAGTGCCCATTAGCTGAAGTGCAAGTCTTGGTGTAAAAGACTTGCCCATCTTTTCAGACCAATAGATATCTGGCTGTTCGCGCCATGTACGAGAGTCTGCTGTATCGCCTTCAAGAAGAGCGCGATTCCAACCAAAGATGATTGAAACCGCGTCCTTCACACTGTTAGCAAAACTTTCCTTGAAATAGCCATGTCTATCTACAAGAATGTCTGCGACACTGCCTTTGCCGCTGCCGATTTGACCAACAAGTCCAATAATCACAGCAATACCTTACAGAGTTCCAACATAGTTGGCTACAGCTGGCATATCGCCCGTAAAGGCATAAGTGCCAATGTGATGCGTCTTCATCCATGGGCAGAGCCAAATCTGACCACCGATCTTACGCCACATCTGACAGAACATATAGTCTTCAGACAGATAGCGATCAGAACCGCCACCAGTGATTGATTCACGGCTATCAATCACAGTATCAAAGTACGCATGAATGTAGCGTGAGCCGTCAAAGTTGGCTTGACCAACATGATCTGGCTTGTAGCGGATCATCGGAAAAGCTGCTTCTAGCTTATTGAACACACCACGCTCGATGAGCATGAAGCCAGTGCCAATCTCAAGAACTTCAATCGGCTCAATGACAGAGAACTTCTCTGTGCCAGGAACTGGATTGAACACATAGTCACCAGCTAGCTTCTCTAGATCGCCAGGGCTGATGTCTGGATGTCGCTTGACTGCTTCCTTGATTGAAGACCACTTGATCGATTTCTTCGGATAAGGACCACCGATGATCTCTTTATCAAGAGCAAGAAGCGCGATCACATCACGCGGATCAAAGTGAATGTCAGCATCGATGAACAGCATGTGCGTAAAATCTTCAGCACGAAGAAACTCATCAACAAGATAGTTACGCGCTCTTGTAATCAACGATTCGTTGAAGATGAACGAGAAACGAATCTCAATGCCGTAGTTTGCACAAAGACCTTGAAGATCAAGGCATGACTTAGCAAACATGCCGTGATTCATGCCGCCATACATTGGCGTTGCTACAAACAGTTTCTTCTTACGAAGTTCTTCAACCTTTACTTCTAATTGCATATCAATCTCCTACCATAATACCCTGTGGTGTAACATCATCAGCAGAAGAAAGTGTAACCAACTTCATGCCGTACTCATTGGTGCCTTTAGGTAAAACGACACCCTTTTTCAACTTCAGCTTATTCTTCTTGAATGGAGTATAGTCAACATAGTGATGCCAACGACCATACTTCCAAACAATCTGTGCAACATCTGGATGCATATCTACCAGCATCTGGGACTTGTTGATAGTACCAGCAGCATGATATTGACCCAGCTTGACCTCTTCAGCATTTTCTACAAACTCTTTGTGATAGAATTCGTCTGTATTGCCACCCTTTACTGTTTGAGTCGCAGACTTGCCTTGCATGAATGCATTGAACTGCACAGTGCAATCTCCGTCTTTCAGAACACGCAAACAGATATCAGTATCTTCATTGTATCTACCACGCCAGCGATGCTTGCAATCATTACGAATCAACAGACACGAATAGATGCGAGTGTTTGTAACGTATGGCGGATATTTCTGGTTAGGAGCAATGAAGAATCGATATTGAGGTCCAGCAATATATAGGTTTTCATATCGATCAAAAAAGTCTTCCATGACTTTGAAGAAGACACCAGACTCTACACGAATACGATCATTGCGATTCAGTCGATAGAAGTCTGTAATATTGTCATCAAGAACCCAGTGCGCTTTAGCACCGATGCTGATCGAATGGTCCCATGCCCAGTTTCGAGCGCGACCAGGACCATCGCCGTGATTAGAAAACGGTGCAACAAGAAGCGTTACACCACGAAGTTGAAATTCAACAATAGCTTTTTCATACAATTCTTTGTCTTGAGGCTCAATAATAATATAATGAGGTATATTCATTCGAGACAATGATCGAGAAGTCAGCATTGATTCATGCCGACCCTTTGATACGATATAGACTGGATAAGTAGGGTTCATTCTTCAATCCAACGTAGCAGAAAGTTAGGAGTACGATCTAGCTTTGGATGCCAGATTGCGTTTGTCTTTTCAGACAATTCTTGATCAATACGTTTTGAAAAATTGTTTAGGTCATTCTCATTACGAAACTTGACAGTGATAGTTCTATGAGATGGATTCTCTTCTTGTACGAACTCAGGCATACCAACCCAGTGCTTGCGCCACTCAGCATTGTCATCAGTCTTTGGCTTAGACTTCTTGCGCGGCGCAACTAATCTAGCATCAACATGATCAATGGGATCTTGTGCTGATTCAAACAAAGCAGATGCAGACGCTAAAGGGTACCAGACTTCTTTAGTCTGATAATCTACAGCATGACCGATTCTTTTACAAAAGTCTATGATGTCTTCTGTAGTACGGAAATGAACATAGACCTTTTTCCAAAGGTCTGGATCATTACTCTTCTTAGCTTTAGTATTATCGATGATCGGCGTTTCGATCACTTCACCGAAGATTGCTTCAAGTGAAGAGCGATATTTGTCATTCAGCCGATTCTCTTTAGAGAGATAATTATCGTATTCAGCGCTTTCTTTTACCATAATTTTCAAGTAAGCATTATTAGTGATGACATCATTATATATGTGATCACAAGAAAAAGCAAGTCACCAAAAGAAAAAGGGCTGGAATCAGAACAATTCCAGCCCTTAGCTTTATCTCAGAACGAGATTAGGCAGCGATGGCTTCACCGTATAGAGCCTTGCGCGAACGAGCGACATGGCGCGACTTGCGATGACCAAGGAAAGCCTTGTTAGGCTTGCCGATGCGGTACACGAAAACCTTCTCGCCACGCGAGTTGGTTACGCGGTTGGTGTAGATAGGCACACCCTCATTGCGCAAGCGGTAAGCGATAGTGCTGATATGTTCAACCTTGAACATGGTTCGAGCCTGGCGGGCCGTGACCGAATTACCAGCAGACAGATAGTTTAGCATAGACAGTGTTGCAGACATAATAATTACCTTTACAAAAAACCCCGTCAAATAATACCGCAAAGTTGGGGCTTGCCTTGCGATATACCATTTATTATACTATAACGAATGGCAAAAGTCAAATTTGAAATTTTTGTTTACCAACTCGACTGGTACTCAAGATGCCACTGCTCAGGAAGCGTAAGAGCATTGTTGATAATTTCAATTGTCCCCTCGAGGTCGCCGAAATACCAATCATCATACTCGGTGCCACCGAAGAAGAATCCAGCCTGTGTCGGCAAGAGTTCGTCAGCAAGACTATGGTCTGCCAAGACTTGCGCGCAAAGGTTCTTGAGTTCTGTCAACTTTTCTTTTGAAACTAAGTAAGACTTACAATCATCTTCACCGCGCTGTACATTCTGCACGAACCAATTATGAATCTGATTCGCCTTTCGCCAGTAACCAATTTCAGCAGTTACTGTCTTGATTGGGCTGGAGTCTTCCTTCAAGTAAACCTTGAGTTCAGGAAAAACATTCAGCAACTCATCCTTCTTGCTCTTGTCAGCCTTATCGTAATTCGAAAGATACCGACTCGCATTCAAATACATATCAAGACCCACGATATTCTCCTTTACTTTTGTACGAAATTCTTCAGAATTTCTCTAAAGATTTCTTCCTTGAAAGCGGATTCAGTCTTATGACGACTCAGTTCTTCAATAGAGGCTTGCGAAAGTGTCAAGTTGGTGCCTCGATAGTTGAAGGTCACAGTAGCGTCCATAGGATTTCGCATCCAAGTCATTTCCTTGATATCATGCGAAACATCAGATGCAGATGTCTCGGGTGCCTTTACAGCATCCGCGTCGACCTTTGTATACAGATCCAGAAACGCAGTCTTGGTATCAGTATCGAATCGATTCAAGCAAAGTTCAATTGCCTTGAGGCGATTATTGAAGATGCTGAAAGCCTTGACAATATGCACAAGACGGCGAGTAGAGATGACCTCATCGACCGCACCATCAGCAAAAGACTTGCGGATGACCTCAGCCCAAGTGATCAGACGGTCGATAAACACAACGTCAGTCAGGTTATACAGGGCGAAATTCTTTTCAAGAATCTTGCGCTCAGTAGCAGCAGGCGGATATTCCTGCTCAACCGTGATAGCGAAACGCTCAAGGAACGCCTCATTCAGCACGTTGGTGCCGATGAATCGACCATCGTCACTGCCCTTACCCTTAGTGTTTGCAGTCGCAATCACGTTGAAGCCAGCGGCAGGCTGAATCACCTCACCAGTCTTCTTGTCAAAGTAGGGCTTGCCTTCAAGAATCGGCTGAAGGCAGAGGATGTCCTCAGTGCCGAGATCACACTCATCGAGAAGCAGTACAGCACCGCGACGCATTGCAGTGATGACTGGACCCTCACGGCGCACAGTGCTGCCGTCGATCAGTTCATAAGAACCGATCAGATCCGACTCATCGGTGCGCTTAGTGATATTGACACGGATCAATTCACGCTTGAGTGCAGCACAAGCCTGCTCGATCATAAAGGTCTTGCCGTTACCAGACAAGCCAGTGATATAAATCGGGTAGAAGATACCAGACTTGATGATCGACCGCAGGTCATTGAAGAAGCCAAAGGCTACATAGGTATCGCTCTTCTCAGGCACGAAAGACTCAGTGGTGTTAGTCGCACGGCGACTGGCAATGTTTACCACACTTGCAATCATTGCAGGAGCACTCGCCTCAACTGGCGCAGACTGCTTTACATCCCGCGGCACTACATTAGGCACAGTCAATTCGCCGAGCGATATCAAACCGCGGCTAATCTTACGCTCACGAGGAATGAAGTGCGGAAAGTGGACAATACCATTCTTCTTATTCTTACAGAAGGCAACCAGCTCCTTCAGGCGGACAGTATCTTTGCCGATACCGTTGCGCAACTTGCCAAGAATCTCATTCTTGGACTCCACAGTAGCATAATAAGACTTGCGAGACATATTTATTCCTTACGAATTCACGCGAACAACATTTGCATGGTCGAGCAATACACGCTCTCGCATGGCACTATAAACTTGAATTGGCTCATCGAGGACGACGGTATGCTGGATGCCACCGCCGTACTTGACCCGACTCAACTCAACTCGACCAGAGACAGGGAACTCGCCCATGTACATGCCAGTCACACTCAAACCTTCAAGATTCCAATTCATAATCACCCTGTTCATCAACCTTATAAAACTATTATACTGATTTATAAGCAAAAGTAAAGCGGAATATTCTCTAATAGAATCAATAACTTACGGAAACGCTAGGATCGCTGCCATCGCTATGGCAGAGGCGATGTTGGTATAAAAAACGAACCTGCCCAGCGGACTCTTGTCATCCATAGACATATAGGCAGACAGACAATTGACACAAAAGCATAAGATTTCCACAAATTCTCCAGATTAGATAGCAGTAGCAATTTCTTCAGCGAACTTGCTGACCAGAATGCGACTAGTCTTCTTGCCCTGTTGCATCTTCTTGAACGCATTAGTGATGCCAGTCTTGGTCAGACCACGAACGTCGCCGAGCGTAGCATCAGTGATGTTTTGCTCTGAAGAGAGGACGTAGAAATACCTGTGGTAGCCAAGCGCAGAAGTCGCAAAGAACTTTTCGTCACGATAAGAATTCTTTATCTTCTTAGCGTCTTCAGGATTCATACTTGCAACAGCACCATTCAACTTGTACTTGATAAAAGAATTGTCGGCAAGATAGAAGCCAATGTGCTTGCAGCCAGTAGCAGCGGCGACCAGTTTCGTCACAGCCGTTTGCTGATCACCATTCTCGACACGAACTTTCTTGCCAGTCTTTTTCTCTACAAGATAAGTGACAATTTTGCGCGAATCGTAATAAGAGATACTCGGATCATACGGATAATTCATGCCGTTACCGCCCTCACCGTCAGTCAAATAAAGCACGTTGACGATGTCCAGTTTCTTCTCACTCTGAAACTTTCGGATCATTTCAATTGAAGCAACCAGAGTCGGGACAAACGGAGTGCCGTTCAGACCAAAACCAGCATCATCCCAGCGGCTAAAATTGCCGTGATCTTTACCAAAGGAATCGTAATCTTTACGATTGTACTCATTGATGATTACGGCAAGCATGTTGAAAGACTTGCGGTACTGAATGCTGTTCAGACTGCTGCCGATCAAATGCTTGAGATGAAAACTCCCTCCATTGATCACACCGTAAGTGGTATCGGGACTATTGAAGATCGCACGATTGGACTGACCAAGACTCGAATACCAATCATCCGAGAAGCCATAGACATCAAACGGAATGTTAGCCAGCTTGCAGAACGAAGCAAGCACAAGACTCTGTTCGATTGTGTTGCGCATGAGGTTATACATCGAACCAGACATATCAACGTACATGATAAGACCATGGCTCTTGCCCTTCGGCACTACATCAATCTTGCGGAACAGGTCATTGCTGAACTTGTACTTGTGCAGCACATTCATGTTCAATTCGCCAGTCCGCGCAGTTGTGGTGCGGGCATATTGCGTAGCCTTCTTGCGCATCTCGAATTCTTTCAGAAGATGCATGATGTACTTTTTATTGTTCTTGTTGAACTTGCCGACGCACTTCTGAATGACGGTATCATAAGAAATACCATTCTTGCCATAGGGCAGATAAGTATCGGCAACTTGCTTTTTGATGAAAGACTCGAGGTCATTCATCACAACATTATTGTTTAGAATCGCCTTGCTGAGGTCAACTTCAGGCAGATTGAATATCTGAACCAGACCAGACTCATTGATCAGTTCTTTTTCTTTAGAACGGAAAATGCGATCAGTGACCGAGCGAGGCTCACCGTCTATGTCGCCAGAGTCTTCAGAGTTTTCAGACTCTTCACCAGACTCTTCTGCCGAGTCCGATTCTTCAGCGTCTTCATTAGACTCTGAAGCAGCCTCGAATTGATTCGAATCGTCCCAATCGCCCGAATCATTAGAATTGTCATAGTCTTCGGACTCGCCAGAGTCTTCACCAGACTCAGGCTGCATAGCCTCATCAAGATCATCCATGCTCTTGATTTTAGTAGGCTCAGAGTCTTTTACATAACCGTAGACACGCTTGGCAATATCTTCAACTTGTTCCCAAGTCTCGGCATTGTCAATCTCGCGCAAAAAATTGCGCTCGGCATCCGAGAACGAAACGACAACATGCGCACCCAACTTGTAGTGGACGTTGATCCGATCGATCAAATTCAACTTGCTGAGATCACCAAGTTTCTTGATGCCGAAGAAGTCGCGATCATACAGGCTCTTGTATGCATTGGCAAAAGACTTGCCAAGACCAGGGTAGCGGCGCTTCTGACGGCGCTCGATTCGAGCATCCTCGATGACGTTGAGGAAGTCCTTGTACTTGCGACGGTCAGCCTTATCAGCACTATCGATGGCGTTGTGCCAGCCCTGCTCAGGAGTATCAAGAGCATGACCGACCTCATGACCAGTCAGTAGATCATAGAGATCACCGTCCATGTCAGTCCAGATAGGGAGCGTGATGGTACGGGTCTTGAAGTCAAAGTATGCGGTACTAGTCTTCTTATGGACAACCGTGATGTTCTCGGATGCCATCAACTTGGCTAGTATCGACTTGGTGTTTTCTAGATTTGCCATAAAGCCCTCAATTCAACGATAAGGCGAGTATGACTTACTGGAATCAAAAAGTAAAGCGTGAAAAACCCTAATAGAATCAATGACTTACGCGAGTGCTTCTGGATTGCGTATGTAAGTGTTCTTGATTTTCTTGAGGTTTCGCTTCACTTTGCGCTTTGCCTGCTCAAATTTTAGTGGACTCACCTGATCAGTATACAACTTTCCGTCTAGATGGTCAATCTCGTGTTGGATACAGACAGCTGTTAGCCCATCAAATTCTTTCTCGACGGTCTGACCATTGATTGCATTGAATATAACCTTGATATGGCTGGGTCTTGATAATTTCAAATATAGCCCTGGATACGACAAACAGCCTTCTGAAAACTCAGCAGGTGGTCCAGACGATTCTACAATTACAGGATTGAACATTGTCCAGATTTCTTTGCCCATATTGATAGCGCATACACGATGAGGCAGTCCAACTTGATTCGCTGATAATCCAAGACCACCTAGCTTATCAAGTGTCTCTGACATCGATACAGCGATATAACCTGCCTTCTCAGCAGCCTGCACAGAATGAAACAGATATGGAATAGTTGGCTTACGCAGAATAGGATCATACCAATCTACTAGTTTGTAGATCTCATATTCAAGCAATTCACCATTGTAGTATTTGAGTTTAGTAGCCATATGTTACACCATTTGAGAGAAGTTCTTGACTTTAGCAAACTTGATTGTGTTGTTGAACTTGTCAGCTAGCACATCACCCTTGTGAGAGATGACAAAGATATTGGTGTTCTCGTTGAACATATTTATCAGCTTGAGAAATTCTTCAGTGCCACTGTTATCTAGAGAGCCATCAAAGACTTCATCGAAGATCAGTAGGTTTGTATTCGCGCTGTTCTTTAGTTTTGCGACTGCTCTCCATGTGAATAGCAAAGCAAGATCGATTCTCTTCTTCTCACCTTCAGAAAAATTCTCATAGCTAAAGTCATCACGATGCCGCGACTTGATTGTTTCTTTGAACTCTTCATCGATGTTGAAGTTTACAAAAAAGCCCATCGTTGCCAGATACTTGTTTACTAGCTTATTGATGATTGGTATATACTGCTTGATGATCTTAGTCTTGATACCGCCATCTTTCAATAGCTGTTGGGCAATCTCATAGTGCTGTACGTTAGCGACTGCGATTTTACGCTGCTCGTTATACGTCTGAAGACTATTCAGCAACTCTTTTGATTGTGCTTTGAAATTATCACTCATCGCTGGCTTGCTTTCTATTTCATTCACTTCAGCTTCTAGCTTAGTGACATAGCTTTTGACTTGCTTGTGGCTTGTAGTGATGCGAACTAGTTCTTGCTCTAGTTCGTTCAGTTCTTTTTGTGTCTTCTTGATTGCATTGATTCGCGTCAAGACTGCATCGCTTTCTTCTTTTAGTTTTGCTAGACCATCGTTCAAGTCTATGATCTTTGTAGAACACAGATGCAGCTTCTCATCTTTGTTGTGGATAGTCTGATCGCAAGTAGGGCAGTTTGAGTTCTGCTGATAGAACTCAACATCTTTTTGGATCTTTTGAAGATTGTTTTCTATCTTTGCTTCTAATTGATTCAGTTTAGTGAACTTCTTAGAGTTAGCATCTTCATCAAGAATAGACGCTTCTAGAGCGTCAATTCGACTCATCTTCTCAACAGCTTCAGCAGTAAGATTCGTGAGAGACAGCTTGTTCTCTTCGATCTCTTTCTTCTTTGCATCTACAAGTTCTTTTGTGTTCTTCTTCAGTTCATCTAGATGCTTTTTGTGCAGTTCTATCTTGTCTTTGACGTTCTCGATCTGAGATTTCAACAAGTTGCTTTGCTCTTTAGCAGCAGACAATTTGCTCTTGACAACTGTATTCATCGAACTGAAAATTTGAATATCGAGCAAGTCTTCAATAACCGAACGACGATCAGCAGCAGATAGCTGCATGAATGGTGTAAAGTTTGTGCTGCCAAGAATTACAATCTGCGTGAATGACTTGTAGTTCATTCTCAGAATTGTTTTCTCTAGCTGGTCTTGGTAATCTTTTGCTCGTGCGTCTTGATTGAGCATCTCATCATCGCACCAAATTTCAAATATGTTTGGCTTGATGCCACGAATTACCTTATACTTCTTAGAAGCAATATGAAACTTCAGTTCAACGACACACTCTTTGCCGTTGATTGAGTTTATCAGCTGTGGCTTGTTGATGTTTCGAAAAGGCTTGCCGAAAAGCCCGAACGTGATTGCATCAAGAAACGATGACTTGCCAGCGCCGTTTTCGCCGACAATCAAAGTCATCACATTTTCATCTAGCTTGATCTCGGTAAATACATTTCCTGATGACAGAAAATTTTTGTATTTGATAGACTTGAATACGATCACACTGACTCCATTGCGATAGCTTCATTGTATATATCGCGCATGACAGTCTTTATTTTATCTGATTCGACAGGCAAAGTCAAATTATCAATGTACTTGTACAGAATGCTGATCGTATCTTCAGCTTGATCAACATCAATGTCATCAGCTTCAGAAGTGATCTCTGTAAAGTCTTCTACGACAGTTACATCAAGCGGACTGACTTGAGCAATCTCATCGAGAAATGTATCAAACATGTAAGCATTTGTTTTCTTTTCAACTACAATCTTCACATACTTGCCAGCAAAATCAGAAATATTCTGTTGTGAGATTTCGCTCAGAGAATTGATGTTCTCATCGTTGTATCTGATCTTGTAGAACATTCTATGCGGATTCGTGATAAACGTCAGTTCGTGAGTATCGGTATCAAGAATATGAAAGCCGCGAACATCGTCACAGTCTGACCAGGTCATTTCATATGGAGTGCCGACATAGTTGATATGCCCATCATTACTCTTATGGTGAAAGTGACCAGAAAGAACCATCTCGTACTTTTTCAGTACAGAAGCATTCATGCCCTCGTGGCAAATATTACCACGATCCATTTCATAGCCAGCAAGTTCAAAATGCCCTAGACAAATTGAAGCAGTGCTGCGCTTGATAAAATCTGCGATCTCTGCTTCGTTGTCTTGACAGATCCAAGGAATGATGTCAATACCGAATTCTTTATCGCTATGTGGCTTATCGAAAATACAAATATTTTCGTACTCTTTCAACAGCAACTGAGGAGAGTTCACATCTAGCGTATTCTTGAATGCGATATCGTGATTGCCGAGTAGAGTATAAAAGCTGATGTTTTTATCGCGCATGACATCAAAGAAATACTTGCGGCAAAGCGCAAGAGTCTGGAATGAGATATACTTGCGACGATCAAACAGGTCACCCAGCTGATATACTATGTTGATTCCATTCTCTTCGAGATATGGAAAAAACACTTCTGTATAAAACTTCTTATACAGATTATGAAAGGCTAGACTATCTGATCTAACGCCAAAATGGCAGTCGCCAAGTATTGCTATCTTCATAGACCCTCATCTACAAATTTTTCAAGTGCTGTTTTCTTTGCTACTTTTTTAGTATTTCTGGCTGTCTCGTAGTTTTCGATAAACTCTGAGATGTTCTCGTAGAGTTCAAATTGGCGGAATGTGCCATCCTCATTCTCATTGAGTTCAAACTCATCCAGTACGCCAGCTGATTCAGTTGCTTTGTATTTGACATAGAGTTGCTTCTTTTCTTTTTGAATGCGTCTTAGAAAGGCATAATACGTTATTTGGGTAAAATAAGCAAACGGATTGTTAGACTTCGAGGGATCAAAATTATCTACATACATCACACAATTTTCAATCGCATCAGCGACCATCTCATCACGAAAGGTATATGACAAGAAGTTTGGTTTGTGCGAAAGGTTCTCAGCAATTTTCATAAAGCACTCAGCCACATATCTAGGAATCTGCGGCTTCTTCTCTTTGAGTCTCTTTGCTTTTGATACTGCCTGACGATACTTGATCATCTCAGTCAGAAAGTCTTTGTTGTTGATATAGTGATTCTTTGCCATGATATGCTCTTAGTGTACTGGTTTGTCTTTCTTAGTGATCATTGCTTCCACGATTGAAATAACATTGTCTGTGGATTCAACAGTCTTTTTGCTCTTCTTTTTACTCGACTTCGCATCTTTATCAACGTAAAAGTAATCGCTTGCACTCTCGTATTGTTCGATGAACGTACTCTTCACATTTGTGACAAAGAACACTTCAGTCATAGGAAACTCTACAGATGTCTTATCGATAATCGACTGAGGCAGAAACTCTTGAAGCATTAGAATCTGTTTGCCCTCTTCAAAGATTGTTTCAACATCTACGACCATCGGCTTTTCAATTGTGACGCTGTTTTCTGTTTGAGTGACAAAACCTATTAGATCAAGGCAGTGCGGTGTCTTGAGTCTTACGAACTTGATTGTTTTCTCGTCTGCCATGTTATCCTTCTTGTCCTAATCGAACATTAGTTGTTTTGAATTCAAACTTCTCTTCACTATAAATTTTGATACGCTCTTCGTAATGTCTCAACGCGAAATTGACTTGATCTTTATATCGTAGATCATCAGCAAGATCATACAGCACAGCCTTAGTCTTGTTGTTGCCAAGTCTTAGAACACGACCGATAGACTGAAGAGTTCTGATCTTACTCTTTGTGGGAGCAGCAAAAATAATGTTGTGAAGATTCTTGATATTTGTTCCTGTAGAAAACGTACCATACGACGCAACAATAATCGCGTTTGTCTCTTGTTCAGTGATGCGGCGCACTTCTTCACGATCATCAACTTCTGTTTCGCCACTGACAAAGAAAACCTTACGATCTTGCTTTTCATTCAGGACCTTTTCATCGATCATCGCTTTGAGTATTTTACCATGTTTCTGGACATAAGTAAACAATACAAGTGTATTCCCTTCAAGACTCATAGCAAGATTGCGGATGAATCTATTGCGCTCTTCGTTTGAGACAAGAAAGTCCATCTCTTCTGGATATGATCTACCCTTAGTCAACTTGCAAAAAATTTCTGGATATTTCAGCACGATGCACTTGATCGAGAAGTCTGCTAGCTGCTTTCGCTCGATCAGTTCTTTTGTTGATATCACACGTTGAACTGGTCCAAACAGTCCTTCAAGAACTAGTTTATTGACTTCGCTGTTATCTAGAGTTCCTGTAGTGCCGACTCTTACATCACAGTTGATCAGCTTTGTCATGATTGATGTCAGAGACTTAGCCTTGAACGTATGCGCTTCGTCGCCAATGATGAAATCAAACTGCTTGAAATACTTTTGTGGCATTTCAAAAATAGATTGCCATGTAGAGATGACAAGATCAGAATCTGCTATCTTGCTTTGCCCTTGATAGACTTTTTGGCAGTGTTTGTCTACATCCCAACCATTGTTTACAGAGTATTCTTTGAAATCTGAGTGCATCTGCGCAACAAGATTGACCGTAGGAACTATGAGTAGTCCTTGCTTCTTGCCAGAACTCAACAGATGGCGAATCATTATGTAAATGATCAGCGACTTGCCTGAAGCAGTCGGTGAGATCACAACGGTTCTTTTTCTTGTAAGACCGACACTTGAGGCTAAGTATTGATAGTCTCTTGGCTCCATTGGCAGTGACAGAGAATTAGCGATGTTCTTTGTATCGACAGGATACAATTTTTCGTCTGCGTCATACTGATAGCTGTAGCCGCTATCAGCGCAATACTTGCGGATGTAACGCTCTAACCCAAGGTAAATCTGATTTGTCTTGAGACTCAGAAGCCTGATCTTGCCATCCCAATGCTTGTTGCGATATGCTGGGCTGAACTGATGATTAGGCGATTCAAACGTGAAGAAGTCTGCAAGTTCTTGCAGAATGCCTGGGTCTGCTATCACTTTGGCATGGATATTATTCAGTTTTTCTACTTTGACATCACACATCAATGCTGACCTTGGATGAACTTCTCCCAACTCATAAATTCCTTCAGCTGCCAGGTACGGTTGTTTAGTTCTTTCATCACATTCAGGCAAAAATTAGCAGCCTCTTCATGATAGGCTTTCTTTGTCTTGAGTTTGTTCAGATCAGCATCACCGTCAATATAAACGCTGATGTCAGACTTGAGTGTGAAACGAAATGGTTCCCAGCCAAGTTTATCAAGTTCTTCTTGATCTAACTTGCCAGAATAGTAAAGCCATTTCAGTTTCTTGACGCGATCATATTCTAGAATCGCTCGTTTGACAGAGAGATTGTGTAGCGTCAGGTATTTGTTGAACTTGTTATGCAGCAAAGGAATTCTAATAATTTCTTTACCAGGCTCTATGCGATCAATCACAGAGTCTTTTTCCCATTGCTCAATCAGACTTTCCAAAGAAGGTGCTTGTAGTTTCATGATAATTCTATAGTTGCTCGACAGGTCACACAAGTATACCACACAGTCAAGAGAAAGTAAAATCTTATGGATTGAAAATACTTGCTCGAAATACTTTACTTTTATCCACTCAGACGCTATACTCAGTATGCTCGCTATGAAGTGATAGACCAATTGGTTCTAATAAGATTTAGATTCTCTCGTAATCATAGTACGAAAACCTGAACGTAGCGTCAGCAGTCACAATATTTTCAGCCGTATCGCCTGTATTGAACAGTATAGTCGAAAGGCTTGTTGGAAACACCTCGTACAATTTTATTCTGAAGTTGACGTTATTCTTATTGGAATAGATCGACAACGATGCATCAGAATATTGTGGCTTTGCGTAGCTGTTGATCTTTCGAATATTTGCGCCATTGGACTGCTTGGCCAAGTCAACATATTCTTTGAAGTCTGTAGGAAAAGTCAGACCTCTGATCCAGTCATGAATCTCTGTCCATGCACGGAGTTCTTCATCTACAAGAAACGTCAGATTGAAAGTGTCATAAACTAGCTTTTCGCCAGGGACGTAGAGATCCACAAACGGCGTAGGCACAGGAATCTCAGTCAACGAAACGCCTGGAAGATTTGCAGACTGACAAAAGTAAGTGAGTCCTTGCAGACGCTCAAAGGTCACTCTAAACTTTGTTGATTGTAACAGATCAAAACTAACAGGATTGCGGTTTAGTGCTGTCATCGGCTTTTGAACTCTCTGATGCTCATAGACTATTTAGCTAATAAAAAAGGGGAGCATTTCTGCTCCCCTCTAGTTAGGTTGCCTTCACGGCAATCTTATTGTTCAACCAGATTATTGGTTGATGTTCAGCACTGCGAACTTACGATAGTACACGTTCGTGTTTGTCGTAATTGCACCAGCTAGTGAACCGCCCGATGTACCATCAGCGAATGGATTCGAGACCATGCCGTAGCGAGTCTTGAAGCCAACCTTTGGCTGATAGTTGTCAGGATCGATAGCACGTACCATCTGTAGAGGAACATATGGGCAGTAGAAGAGACCAGCGTCATAAGGCGTTGTTCCCTTGTAACCAACCACAATGTAGTCCGAGTTTGATACAGAGTATGGATCAACATAGACCTTGATGCGACCGAATAGCGTACCAGCGAAGGTGTTGCCAGTGTCGTCAACAGTTAGGTTTGTGTTGTTAGCTAGGGCTGAGTTGTAGTCAAGAAGACCAGACATAGCTAGGGCTGAGCCAACGTCTGACGAGACGATTAGCAGGTTACCCTTACCACGACGAGTGTCCTTAGCAATCTTGTTGCTCGCGCGCTCGATTGCGAATAGGAGCGACTTGTACTTTTCTACCTGCCAGCGACCAGACGTATCTGTGTTGCTTGATAGGTTGAAGGCAGCAGTTGCAGCACCTAGGATACCGACGTTAGCAGTTGCATAGACTGTACGAACAACTTCACGATTGATTTCTGCAAGGATTTCAGTCGATAGGATGTTTGATAGTTCTGTTTCAGCATCTAGACCATGGATAGCCTTTAGATCCTGAGCAAGTTCCATCGTGTACGAAGCCTGTAGACCGCGAGTCTTAGCTGTGACCGACACGCGCTCGATTGAGAACGCCATGTTTGCCATACCTAGTGTTTCGCCTGATGCAGTCGTGAAGCCAATACCAAGGTTAGCAGTTGTCATAGCTGCTACGTTCTGGCTTAGGTTTACGATTGCGTTAGCTACTGTATCGTTTGGTGTACCAGCAAATACAGTGTTAGCTTCGTTTACGAATGCTTCTGTGCCGCCTGGTGTGCCATACTTGCTGCGCATTGCAAAGATCAGTCCTGTTGGACCAGTCATTGGCTGAACGCCGCAGATGTCATAAGCCATTAGGTTAGGAAGAGCACGACGTACCAGTCCGATTAGGATTGGGTCGAAGCCTGCCATTGTTGTTGAACCCTGTGCAGACGTTACTGAGCCAGGAGCGCCAGCAATGTTTACAGGTGTTGCTTCGAATAGGCGTCCGAAATTTGACGCTTCTTCAGCTAGGGCACGCTCTTGATTCTCCAGTACAAGGGCTGTTACGGCGCGCTTGTATGGATCCGAGATCTTTGGGAGTTCTGGGTGATCAAGAACTGGTGCCCACTTCTTAGCATGTGTTTCGTTAAGATACATTTTTAAATTCTCCGTAGTTCTTTAGATTTCACTTTGGTAGTGATTTTGTAATTGATCGAACATAATGTGCCATAATACCGGTTGTATCTACTTCAGGTTGTGTCTCGGACGTCTCTTCGGCAACCTTTACCTCACTCACAATCTTCTTTGTTGGGAAGTAGTTCTCGCGAATTACTGCGAGCTTATTATCAAAATCACCATCTGTGGTGAACTCCACGCCCTCTGCGAGCGACTTCAATTTTGCGATTTGCGTTTCCGTTAGACCATTGCAAGCCTTGCGGATAGCTTCATTCTTCTTTGATTCGTTTAGTTCCTTGCGAACTGCATCAAACTTCGACTGAATATCAGCAGCCGATTCTTCTAGTTCTAGAACCTTCGATGCTAGTTCTTCTGCTACGTCTAGCTTCTCATCTGGAATCTCGATGTAGTGTTCTGCGAATAGAGTCTTGAGACCGTCGATGAAGCCTTCGGTTAGTTCTGCACGAAGACCAGACTCGATAGCAACCTGATTCTCTGTCATCCACTGCTCTACAACGTAGTTGAGATAAGTGTCAACTTGCTCAGATAGATCTGTCTTGATTGTGTCATAGGCTTCTTCAAGGATCTTGTCGTTGTCAGCAAGAACGTCTTCGACGATCTTCTCAACGCGAGACTGAACAGCTGATTCGAAGATCAGTGTAGCCTTGACACGGAAGTCTTCTGATAGAGACTCGCCATTGAATAGCGCGTCAACATCTTCCTTCATCGTGCCCTTGTGCTTAGCCACTAGACCCTTCATCATCTGCTTCTTAGCTTCGACGATTTCTTCTTCAGAAAGTTCTGTTTCTTCTTCAACAGCAACTTCTTCTTCAGAGATGACTTCTTCATCTTCTGAATGCTCTACTGAGTCACCAAAGGTAGCAGCACCTGGGTTAGATGCTTTCTTAGGAGCAGCTGGTGCAGCGCTCTTGCCTGGTATTGGCTCTTGAGGAGCAGCACGATCACCAGGAACTGGTGACTTCTTGACAGCAGCAGCGGCTTGCTTGCCTACTGATGCCGAGCCACCATCATTGCTTTGACCTGGCTCTGCATAGTCGTCTGTTGGTGTAGCGCCACCAAGATCGTTTGCTTGTGCGCTTGTTGCTGGCATTGGATCCTGCTTTCTATTTGCAATAGAAGCCTTTAGGATTTCAGCAGCGGATTCTGATAATGTCTTGCTCATTTGTTCTAACTCCTGAAGAAGTAATATTATTTATAAAAATTAAAGTTTTGACACGGTCAAATAATCATAATGCTTCTCAAATGTCTGTTTGGAAACACGGAAATGATTATAGGCGTCTTTTTTACTACCAAAAACTATACCATTCACTTGAATAGAAATCGCACGAGGATTGTTTGATCCTTCGTTTCTTTTAGTGCTGGTATCAACGTATGATTTTTGAATATCAAATGATGGTTTATGTGAGTTAGCTGTTCCTATTTTCTCTCTATGAGATTGTGACAACTTTTTACCAGCATTTTTTATACGCAAAATTTCTATATGTTTTTCTGTCAATTTTGATCCAGATCTATCTGGTATAGATATAGCCTTATTCGTCAATTTTAGATTTGGATATGTCAAATTCCACATATAGATCATGTCTGTCTCAATTCTTAGGGCTTCTTTAGAGAATTCTATGTCTTTTTTTAAAAAGACAACTTTATGCGATAATCCTAGCACTCGAATATTTTTTATGACGTTACACTTAGACTCGTTATGAGCATCATGTGATTTGCCATGAAAATACGCCCTGTCTCCTTTGCCTTTACCAATATAAAAAGGTACATTATTCACAGGATCAATTAGCGCATACACATAATACATTATAGTTTTCCAAGAAAGTTTTCAAAAATCTTTAGAGAAATGTCTTCAATTTGCTTAGTTTTAGCTTTCTTTATTTGATCATAATATGCATTGACATCAATTTCTTGAATTTTACCCTCAACAAACATCCATTCCTTGCCCTCCATGATGCCTTGTACAAAAGCACCAGGAGCAGAAGGATCCGCAACAATATCAGCCGCTGTGGCTAGATAGTAGTCGTCTTGCACCATGTTGACACCGTTCACTTCTTTGAGTGAACCCATGCCTCGTGATGATACACCGAGAGTAGCACCGCCTTCCATTAGAGACTTGGCGATCTTACCCATTGGTGTTTCAAGAATTTTTGCTTTGCCGATGAAGTTCTTGCCTTCTTGGCGTAGATTTACAATCAAGTGCGACACGCGATCAAGATTGATAGTTGGAGAATCTGGATGACCTAGTTCTCCAAATGCGCGGTTCTTCTCTACATATTCTTTCATGTAGCGATCAACTTCTTTCGCAAGGATCTTGTTCTCGTAGATACGATTGTTGCGATTTGGCGTGTCAGCGACAAGAAATGGTCCTTCGATGAACAGTGTCTTCGTGCCATTCTTTTCTTCAGTCAGAACTCTGACCTGCTCGACTGTTTCTCTGATTAGTTTCATTTTTATAGTCCTAATGATGCTCTTTTTCTAAGTGAGCGTTTTCTCTTTATAAGCGCACGAGCCATCTTAGCTTTGCGCTTGATCTTTGCCTTCCTAGCTGCTCTCTTGCGATGCATTCTCTCAGAAGCCTTCATTTTCACCAATCTACCACCGCGAATAGTATATCCCTTTACGTTGGATACTTTTTTTCTGCGTTGGATTTTGCCACCGCGAACACGCGCTCTAACAATCTTCACACGCGCTTCATTCAATTCTACAGCAACATGTGCTTTGAGAAGATCTAGTTTCTCAAAGTAAATGCTTTTGATTTTTTCTTTGATCTCGTCGAGCATCACTTCATCTTCTTGAATGCAAACGACGCGACTTTGCCTAGATGCTCTGGGCTTTGCTTGACCATCTTAGCAATTTTGATTTTGTTTTGATCATTTACTGCATTGTATAGTTGATGCACAGCGCTAGCAGTATAACCATCGACTAAAGCAGACGAGCCATCGTCAAACTTTAGCTTCTTAGCCTGCTTTGTCTTTACAATATTGGCAATGTGATCAATGTTTTCTACAATAGTTTGTTCTGACTGCATTCCTACAACGTCTTCAGCGCCTGTAGAGTTGTATGGCACTGTGAATGAAAGACCTAGCGCATCGTTTGTATAGAGAGCAACGCGCTTGCCATCAGGAAACACTCTAACTCCCTTGCGCTTGAGGACAAGCATCATAGGTGGTGTTGGCGTATCAATTGCTTCAGAAAGATATTCGTCTCGTGTGATCTCATAACCAGCCATGATGTTCTTGCGAACAGCAGAATAGGCTTGCTGAGAGCCAGTAACAGCGTCTGAAGTTGCTTGATAGTAACGCGAGATAACGTCGCGTTGACTGCGCGTTAGCTTACCAATATCACCCTTCTGGGCATTGGCTCTCAGCGCCATTTTGAGCGCAGGAAGTTCGCTAGCCTTCATTGCGCCAGCACGAACTAGTCCTGCGATTCTCGCAGCTTGTAATGCCTGTGAATTAGGCTTCTGTTGCGTTGTTGTCGGAGGCGTCTGCTGATTCATCATCATTGGTGCTTCCGTCAACTTCTGCTTCATGTTCTGGAACTTCATCGTTTGATTCTTCTGGTGTAAGTAGAGTAGATGCAATCTCGACCTTCTTTACTTCAAGCGCATCGCTAATTTTTGGTGCCATTGCTGCATTGAATGCGTTTACAAATGCTTCTTCGTCACCATTTACCGCTGCGTCTATGATATTGAACGATTCCATAATTATCTCCAATAAATCTTATTTAGTTATTTCACTACTGAATGCTTTGTTGATGTCATCAGCTTGTTGTTGTGGCTGTTGACTCGCTGAAGCATTTGTTTCTTTTGCTAGTGCTTGTTCTTGCGCTTGCTCTTCTGCAAGTTGTTCGTCCATCTTTTCAACATCTTCTTCATTGAGATGAAGAACATTCTTCTTGACCCATGCTTTAGAGAAGTATGTACCAATATATGGATCAATCAACTGCATCAGCTGCATTCTGCCTTGCATCAATTCAGTGTCTTTGAGTTCGGCAAAATTATTATCTTTGAGGAAGTTGTAGTGAATCTTTTCCTTCATCTCATTCCATTCGTCAATAGAACAGATGCCCTTCAGCGCTAGCTGGCGTTGCATCAATTCATCGAATAGCAATGAGAATTTATCGCGCAGACGCTCGATAAACTTCATAAACTTCAGTTCATCGCGTGTGATTTCTGTAGCGCGACCTAGCGTGAAAGTCTGTGCAGTTTCAAGTCTTGAAGATGGTACGTTCAACGACTTGTATAGCTTGCCTTCAAAATACTTGACATCTGCCATTTCACCAAGGTTTTGACCTGGTGGCAGAGTTGTGATCTCTGTTGACTTGCCTTCACCGCGACGTGGAATCCAGAAGTCTTCCATCATTGACATAAACTTGCGGTCATCTTGAACTTGACCTGTCGTCGAGTCATAGACAACTTTATTGCGGAACTTTGTCATGATGTCGCGAAGATACTGTTCAGCCTTCATCTTAGGCATGTTACCAACGTCGATATAGAACACGCGACGTTCTGGTGCACGAGAGATGCGATAGATGACGATAGCATCTTCCATCATTCGAAGCTGATTCAATGGCTTGATAGCCTTATGAAGATGTGAAAGAACAAGTGATTTTCTTGCATCTAATAGACCAGAATTGATGTTTACAATCGCGTCAGGAGCAATCTTTACACCAGTATCTGTAGGCGATGTTACAACAGACTGCCCCTGGACAGTCGCTTTCTCGTTGTACACATAGAATTCTTGAGTGCCGATAACAGCTTCAACGCCTGTGCGTGGATCTTTTTTCTTGATCACAGAACGCACTTTCTTGATCTTGCGTGGATCAAGATATACTAGTTCTTGAATGCCTAGCTTTGGCTGCTTTTCGTCGATCAGCACTTGATAGAATAGTCTTCCGTCAATGTACCATCTGCGAAAAACATCTTGACCATCGTTTGAAAAGTTCAAAAGTCTTAGAACTGTATTGAACTCTTCGCGGATCATCTCTTTGATGTTATCTGGTTGTTCTAGATCATCGAGAATGAGCGTTACAGATTTACCTGCAACGTCGTGAACAATTGATTCGTTGATGATATCGTCGATTGCAGTCTCAAGTTCAGGCTGCATTGCCATTTCACGATATCGAGTGATAAGGTCGTTCTCGTTCTTGAAATTAGATTCAAGATCAAGATAAGTGCCGAAGTATCCGCCAGCTGTGACGTTGATTGCACCATCATCTTGTACAGGTGCAGTAATCGGTGACTGGACGGATTCTTCGTTCTTTTTAGCACGAACAATCTCGAAGCCAAATAAATTAATATTAGCCATACGTTATCTCCATAATAAAAGACGATTCAATTAAAATACGCCTTCTGGAATTGCTTCCCACCACTGATATGAGAACGTCACTGAGTATTCTTCGATAGAATCATTGTTGCCCCAATCTAGATCGATTGGCGCAACATCTGTAGGAAACAAACCGATAAATTTGTATGCCTTTAGAATCTTACCAGTTTTTCCATAATGCTTGACCGTAGCGTCTACACCGTAAGATGTAGGACCACCCGCAGCAGCGGCTCTTAGATTTCCGCGATGCGAGTTGATGTTATTCAGCCAGCGCTCGAATGCATTACGAACCGTGAAGTCTTCGTCGTTGATGATATTTACTGACCAATCAGAGAATGTTCTGTTGCCAGCAAACTTTACTTCGCGACCAAAATACTGCACAGGAACAACTCCTACCGTCGTGCCAGGCAGCTGCGCACTCTTGCATTGAAACTGCATTTTGCGCGAAGCGTTGCCTGGATTAGAGAACGATGGGAAATTCATTTCTACATCGAATAAGTTGGCGCGGGCGCCATCAAATTGCATTTGCGAACGAAATTCAGATACATTAAAAGCCATTGTATTCTCCTGACTTTACCTTATTCTATTTATTAGAAGCGTCCAACGATCTCGTCGAAGGAAACACCGCTACGAACAGCGACAAAGTTCAACTGAATAAAGTTTACGCTTCTTGCTGGCTTGATGTAGATATCGCCAACGAACTGATTTGCATCAATTACTTGTGGCGTGTTGTTTGATTCATCGCAAACAACGCGGAAGTCATAGATACCACGGCGACCCTGAACATCTCTTAGGAATGGCTCTACTAGTGCTACGAACTGCGCTCTTGTGAATTCATCGTTGAACTCGAAGAGACTTGAACGCGATGCACGAGAGATTACCTTTTCTAGAACAATGAACAGACGGCGCACATTGATTCGATCAAATGCGCTTGGGCGACCCTGTAGCGTCTTATCGCCGAAGAGAACAGTGCCTTCTCCTGGGAACGAGACAACTGGGTTCACACCAGCCTTGTAAAGTGTATCGCGCTCAGCCTGTGTTGGGTTGAACGATAGCTTCACAAGATTGCGAATCTGACCACGGTTTAGACCTGCTGGCGAGAACCATGGATCACGCTGAAGATCAGTGCGAACACATAGACCAGCAACGTCAGCATTCAGTGGCACCCAACGATATACGTCGTTGTACTTGTCGTACTGATACTTCCAACCGCTATCCATTACACCGTATGATGTATCTAGTAGACCTGAGCCATTGCGGAACGAGGTTACGTCTGTTGACTTAGCTGAAGATGTTACTGAGTTTGCATATGGTGGCGAGATAAACGCGACCGTATCCTTACGAGCATCTGCAACTGTTAGCACTTCGTTGGCAATCGATGTATAGTTAGCTTCGGTGAAGCTAGCGTTTGCACTTACAAGCCCGTCGCCTGCAAACAATAGAGAAATGTCAAACTTTTCTTTGTTGTTGAACAGGTCAATTGCTGCTACTGCGTTGCCTACTGTTGGAACACCATCAGATCCATTGTAGAACGAGTATGTCGTTGAAGAGACAGTTGGCGAGTGAACTGGTGTGCCAGTTGCGTATGCAGCTGCAACTGTTTGACCCCATGCGTTTGCTGTGTTTGAACCCAGCGGATGACCCAGCCAGTGAATATACTTCGAATTACGGAATACAACTTCCTTGTAATAGATCGAAGAGCCATCATCGCCCTTAGCGTCCGAGCACTTCGAAAGGTTTGCATAACGCTCTAGAACAGTGTTTGCTGTTCCTGTGAATAGACCGTCTTCGTCAACAACTACAAGGTGTAGTTCGTCTTTGAGGAACGAAGTATTACCAGTGACTGTCGCTGCATAGAACGAAGTGTTTGGAGCAGCATCAAATGACGTTGCATATGCCCAGCTAGCGAACTCTGACTCAGAACCGCAAACAGAAACTTTCAGCGAATTGCCGATTGCACCAGGATATCTTGCTGCGAATCTTACGTTTGTGTTAGAAGTGCCGTAACGATTATTGAAGTAATCGTCGTCATTCGCAATAATAGCAGCGTGGCTAGTATTTGACGTTGCGTTGTTTGAACTTGTTGCTGTACCCACTGTATCGTTGATTACGCGGACGATGCGTAGATCATTTCCATACGACAGGAAGTTTGCAGCAGATAGGAACGAAACAGCTGAGTTTGTGTCAGGCTTTAGGAACTTTTCAGCAAGTCCTGTTTCGCTTGAAATCTGGATTACGCTATTTGCTGGACCCCAACGGAAGAATCCGACCGTTGCGCCAGTTGAAGTTCCTACAGCAGGAACAGATGTTGTTAGATCAATTTCAGAAGTGTTAACTCCTGGAGAAACTAAAAATGCCATGGTTTTACTCCTGGTGAATGGAGAATAGAAATTCTACGCTTTATTTAGTAATTCTAAGTTTTTAGCGTTCGACGGTCTTCCAGAACACTCCATTTTCAACAAAACCCTCTGGAGCAGTCTCTTCATACGTCATTGGAACGGGTAGCGAGTCGTTTTCGATCTGTTCCATCTGCTGACGATATAGCTTTTCTTTCATATTCGTCGAACTGAGTTCGGTAAAGAATGACTGGTTTGTGAGCCATGAGAATAGAACTAGACACATGACCAGATCATCATGTGAGCCTTCTTCAGCTGCAAAGCTATTATTCTGTGATATGAACGTAGAAAGTTCTGCGATAGTGTCAAAGTCTTGAATGATCAGCTTCTGGTTTTCAATCAGATTCTTGAGAATCGAACAGCCCAGACGCTTTACAGATTTGGTAGTTCTTATACCACGATTAGACTTGGTTCCGTAGCCCCAAGTCGCAACAATTTTCTTCTGAAGTTCTACCGTCGAGATAATATTTTCATAGTCATAATCATCGAACAGACTGTCTACGACCTGCTGGCCGTTGTCGTTGATCTCTACTAGGATAAAAGCGCTGTTATAATAATCGCCCATCTTCTTCAGAATTGTCGGATACAACAGCGGACTGATATTATTGTCTTTATAAGTCGCAACGACTTTATAAGGAATCTCAGTCGTGTTGATCACTGTAAAGGCTGAATAGTCTAACCCCTTACCGCGTGAAGTATCTACTGAGATCACATAGTTGTGATTGGCCTTAGGCAGTTCAAAGATCTTGATGCCTGTTTCAGACAAGTGAATCGGTGCGATAAACGCAAGCGACTTGAGCGCATATGCTGAAATGAGAGTTCCAGCAGAGCCCATGAACTCGCATTCCATTTCCTGAAGAAATTTCTCTTCACCAAGAACAGATTTCTGATCATCTGCCCATTTCTGATCACGCCCTGGAACTTGTCTCCAGTTTGCCTCAATATGCAGAAAGCCGTTCTTTTGCTCAGTAGCTTCAGTCCACATCCTGTAGAAGTGATTCATGCCATTTGGCGTAGAAGAAATCAAAATCTTTGACGTTGTACCAGAAGAAATTGTAGGATATACCGATGTGAAGAACTCATCTGCGATGTTACTTGGCACGAATGCAAACTCGTCGAGATATAGAAGCGAGATCGAGAAGCCACGAATCGCGCTTGAAGCAGTAGAAGTAGCCATCACACGGCAGTTGTTTTCTAGTTCAATGTCGCCTTTGTTCCATGTCTTGACGCCTTGCTGAAGCCATAAAGGCAACGCTTCATATGCAATTTTGACTCTTGAAAGAATTTCACGAGCAGTAGAAGCCTTGTTCGCGAGAATGGCGACAAACTTTTCTTCGTTGAATAGAATATACCAGAGGATATATCCAACGACCATCGTTGTTTTGCCGACCTGACGACCAGCTTTTACAATGATCTTTCTGTTTGAATTGATATCTTCAATAGCCGTTTTCTGAAACGGATAGAGATTGATTGTGACAAAGCCTTTGTCTAGCGAGATGATCTTGACATAGTTTTCAATAAAGTAGACTGGATCACTTGCGCACTTGACATATTCTTGAACTTCATCAGCAGTCATCTGATGAACAACACCAACTCGTTTTAGGTGTGCATTACCGAGATAGTTTCTAACTTTCGGAATTAGATTCATGCTTCACCTTTTTCAATAAGTCAGCAGTCGAGCCGACAAAAACAGCCTTGTCAATCACTACATTCGTAGGCTTTTCTTCTGCTTCTAGATCTCTGCGTTGCTTCTGGAGCACCATGAGTTTCTCAGTGACTTCAGACATGTTTTTGATTAGAGTCGCTGCGACTTCATACGCACGAGGATGCTGCGATTCTCTTGCTACGTTGAGAATGCCATCAATAGCCTCGTTACCACGTTCGATTAGCCCGTAGTATGTTGAACGTGAAAAATCTGCGTCTACAACTTTAGAAGACTCTTGTTCTTCTTGATAGACGGTGACAGGTTTGTTTTCTTGCACAGCAGGAATAAAATCTGTATTCAAAAGTTCACTTAGTTTATTATCTGTACTGCTCATGTTATATTAGGATATTCCTCAAGTGTTTCAGAGAATCCAAACGCTGTGTCAATATTCGCTGTAGAAGGGCTTGGTACAACAGTCAGATTTGTCAACTTGTTATCGTTGAGATCAAACGATGATATTGTATAAGCTGTGTTAGTCACTGCGCCTCGCAGTGAGGTATTTACTACTAATAGACCAGAAAGATCTGTCAGAATCAAATTATTTGAAACTGGATCCCATGCTTTCACATAGCCAGCTGCGTTTGCTGCTGATGCTGTTCTGCCTTCGTACACAAGTTCGCCGACTTTATAGTTGCCTGATCCAGATGTCAGAACGACTTTTCTTTCGCCTGTATCGTTCCAGGTATTGTTATATGTATTAGCCTGAACAGTGCGAATTAGTTTGTTCTCTGTGATAGGACCATAGAGCATAGCTTTCGCAGAGAATGTGAGTGTCCATACAAGTGTGCGCATCGAATCTTCTTCACCGACATCGTTCGAGATATCGTATGAGATGTTCTCTAGCACAATAGGCACATCGATTTTTAGATTAGACTTGCCAACAAGATCAAGCGTCACTGTATAGTCTGGGCTGAAGTATGGCAGAATCTGTTCAATGATCTGCGATCCATCTTCTGTATTTCGAACGTAGATGTTCAGCGTGATGCCAAAATTATATGGCGCGACTTTGACTGCGTTGATAAGAGTATTAGTGTCTTTCGCAAACTGCGTGTTGAACATGCTTGTTTTGCGCAGAGGATCATATGTGATTGAGTTGATCTCAAACGACATTCTAGGCAATTGAATCTGGACTTCTTTGTTCAGACTAGGATCGCCAGTAATACGAGAATAGAATTTTTCTTTCGATGAATACGCAAGCGGCACAGTCACGCGCTCGATTTCAACAGTGCCTGCTTTATTGTATTTGTACAACTTGATGTCGTTGAACAGAGTTCCAAACGCAACAACTAGTTTGCGCGTGATACGATGGTAAAAGTGTGCTTGTGATAACATTCTTATGGCTCACCGAATGGATTATGTTCTGTCCAGTCAAGAATATTATCTGCTTCATTTTCAATACGCACATTATCTTCTTGTGCGTCGTTAGCATTTTCCATATCATCGCTGCTGCTTACTGTCCATGTTCCTGCAGGACCAACGATAGCTGTAGCAGCTGCAAACTCGCCTTTGATGTTCTTGATCTTGAGAATTCTTGTAGTCACATCCCAATCAACGACATAACCCTTTGCTGTAGCAGCATTGAGTGATGCGCCTTGATAGACGATATCGCCGTTTCTGAATGTACCAGTGCCGCCAGCAGATAGCGTATAGTTGATTGCAAATGCTCTTGTATCGCCAATCGAATCAATGTCGTTGTAACCAGTGTTGATGAACTCGCCGTTGTACTTGAACAATTCGAGTGACAGCCCGTACATGTATGCGTTCTTAGCAGCTTCGATGCCGACTCTGTTGCCGCCAGTTCTGCCCAGCTGGAAGAAGTTCTTTTCTTGCTCTACGAACTTGAGTTCCATTAGTTTCTGCTGCGTTGGCAGATACACTAGATCGCCTTCTTTTGGCACATTGCGCGTAGGAACCACTGAGGTCACATACTTTTCAAACGTCTTTCGAGCAACGCTCATCTTGACGCCCTTTGAAATTTCTAGACCAAACTTCGAGAAGAATTCTTCGTTGCCTTCAAAGTCATTTGTTGATTCAAGATACATGTCGATCTTGATTGCTTGCGTGAACGACTTGACAGGATCATCGCCATAGATTTCATCTAGCGACGATTGCGAGTCACGAGGGATGTAGAACACATCAATGCCGTGATTTCGAATCGCTTCGTTGATCAGATCCTCGACGAGAAACTGTTCACGCGACGCGCCTTGATTGTTGAAATAGACCGACGTTGCCATCTTCTATCATCCTGCCATGATTGCAAAAGGTGGCTCTTCGTATGCGTCAATCAGCTTCTCTTCAAGTCTACCAACTTCAACAACTGCTTCATCAAAGATCGTTTGACCATTGATCACAATGCCACCAGGAAGAATGTAGTTGCCGTATTTCTTTAGGTTCTCGCCCCACTGACGCTTAAACAGCTGAGTCGTGTACTCTTTGAGCCATGTGTCGTTGTAAATCTTTGTATAAGTGTCTGGATCTACAACGCGCTTGCATTCAATGACAATATAGCTGCCAGGATCTAGTTTACCGTTCCAGTCCATATGAATATTCAGACGGTTGACTTTCTTATTGAAGTCAAATGGCACTTCGCCAGTGACAATCATATCAAGCATAGCCAGATGCTGACGCGCAATATAGTAGTAGGTATAAGAAGAAGATGTCAGATTGTAGAAGTCGTTCAGACGCAACTGATAGTTGATGTCGAACATATTGAAGCCAGCAGAAGACGATGAAGATGCTTGCGCTGAAGTCAACGGGAATACTTTTGTCACTCCAATAATGCTTGAAGCAAGAGTGATATAGTTGTTTGAAATGTCACCAGCAGTCACTGCTGTGGCTAGATATTCGTTCTCTGTGCCGTCAAAGTGATAGTCTCTGTATAGCTGAAGCGCATCATCGATTCGATCTTCTAGCTGATCGTCATCGACGTTGATATCAACTACTGGAAAGCCCAGTTTGCGGAGGCAGTAGTCTTTTAGTTCTGAGCGAGATGTTGGTTGTGCCATTTGAAAACTCTCTAAAGTGACAATTTATTTAGCTAGTTCATAATCTTCAGCATAATAATCTCGGACTTTAGCCTCAAGATCAGATGTAATGATCGCCGTCAGTTTGCGGCTTTCGTTGATCCTAGGGATCTGAATGTCTGCTGGAGCACCAAATTCAATCGCAACAGTCTTCAGACTGCTTTCAAAATTCGTGAAAGGCAAAATAACCAGCTTCTCTGCGGGTATGTGTCTGTACCAGAAAGCCTGCTGTCTAAGCACAAGGTTATTAGTCTTCAGTGTATGATCTTCAAAAATCTGTTCTGGTGTGATGTTTGCCGCAAAACTCAGACAGTCTTGGATCACGTTATCTGGAATTTCTGGCAATATTGTTTCTGGAGAGCCGTCTGAATAAGCTGACAAGTCTATGCCTGTGAACCAGTTTGGCTTGAACTTGATGAGAAACTTGATGTAGTTTGGGCTTCGAAAGTGATTCGCACCAGAGATGAATCGCTCGACTGGATCTCTCCAGAAGACGTAGTATTTCTCAATCACAGACGGATCAAAGTTATCAATTTTTCGAGAGCATTGATACAGCATTCTGCCATAATCGGCATGCTCTTCAAGAAATATGCTATACGGAGCAAGCACATTTTTTGTCGTTCGAGTTCCTGTTTTTGTAGGACACACGAACACAAGTTTATGATCTTTAGAGATAATCATGAGAACTTCATATATTGATATCCGCTGGATGGAAGACCGATCAGACCGCTCCAAGTCCAATATGCGTAACCGCCGCTATAAGAATATGTCGCTGCTGAAGCATTGTATGTGCTTCCAGTCTGTCTTTTGATCGATGTGAAATATCCAGTCGCACCAGGGCTTGACGAAAAGCCTGATATGCTAAGTTGAAAATTGTTGGTACCACCTGCTACAGAATCGTAGATGTAGTACAGAGTCTTGCCGTCTGGAAACGTCGTTTGACCTAATGCGCCAAAGTTGCTTTGTGAATATCCATACAGCTGAAGATATGCCGTTCCATAAGTGGTATAATACGCTTGATATCCGCAATCAATTCTGAATGATCCGCGAAGATCATTCATAGAGATTTGACCCGTAGAAATCCCTGCTAGGTTTCTGGGACCACTATCGTTTAGACCGATAGATGCTGTCCCAGAAAGACCTAGTTCAAGATTTACTCTGTTTAGATCTGCGCTACCAGTTATTGATAACGGCATTGCTTTTTACTGCTGCTGAGGTGATCCGATCTGAGCCTGTGCTTGACCGAAGACTTTCTTCAACACAGGATCTGCGACTCTGTGTGGAAGTTCCTGAAGCGCACCAAGAATAACATTCAATTCATTGATTGTCACTTCAAGTTTCACACCTTGCTCAGCTGGTGACTGAGGCTGTGCTAGCTTATCTAATTGTTCATTTGCCATATTCATAATCTCCATCAAACAGGTGGTGTTGTATTTGCTGTATTGGCTGTGTTAGCCCAAGGTAGAGAGTTTGAATCCACTTCAATGATTGGATTCTTCTTCCCATCGATTTGCTTTTGAATCTGTTCGTCGATGTGTTGTTTGTATCCACCAACGACAATAGCTTTGATCCATGAAAGAACAGCGTCTTCAGTCAGTTCTTCATAAGTCACAAATCCATCTCCGTTCACATCTTCAGCCCTAAACGGTGTTGCGCCATGAAACGTGCCAGAGTTGCCGTCTGCGTCAGTTCCAGTGCATTCCCATTGTGTGCCTACGATGAGGTCTGAGTATTGATTCGTGCTAGTCTTTTTGAGACTCTTTAGCTTCCAAGTATAAGTCAATGACATTGTATGTCCTCAAATGATGCTGGACAGTCTTCCAACGATAGTATTTAGTTGTTCCTTCAGAGTTTCTATTTGCGACTGCTGCTCTTTGATTGCTTCGATGAGAAGTCCGACCATGTTGCCATACTGTACACCATACTCATCGACATCTGCGGCATATGTGACAGCTTCTGGCAATACTTGTTCAACTTCTTGAGCGATGACACCAATCTGACGAGTCTTATTCTCATCATCAATCTTATTATAATACACGCCGCGAAGACTGTTGACTTTATTCAATGCGTTATCAACTGTGACAATATTCTCTTTCTTTCTTCTGTCAGAATACGCAACGATATTACCTGTTGAGTAGATACCGCCGCTGACATACAAGTAATAAGAAGATGATGTGGTCGATGAGCCGACGCCCATGCAGTTATTAGCGACATTATGGTAAAGATACCAACGACTGTTTGCTTCACGATATACACCACCGTTACCAGCAGAGTCATACATGAATCCATTGACGCCACTGTATACGTCATAGATGCCACCATAGGAATTCTTACTTCCGCCAATTCTCCATGGCGTGTAAGTGCCACTAGAGTTATATCCAAAATATATAGACGTATCGGCGCTGTAGTAAAGAATTGGAGTACGAAGTGAGCCATCCGCTTGCAGCGAGTTGTTTACATAGACGTTGCCACCACCAAGCGGATCACTGCCGTTATTGACCGACATGACCTGTGTGCCCATGTCATAGTCAGTGTAAAATTTTACACCTTGATAACTTGCATTGGCACCAATTTTAATACCAGTATGAAACGCGATACGAAGATCTGGATACGGATGAGTCCATGCTCCTGACTCACGATAGATTGCATAAGCGGTGCTAAGCCCACTATCAAAGTACATTCCAAATGGATGGTCAGTGCTTACAGCATAGTTGTTTGATAGGTAGTATGTGTTGAGTCTGTAGAGGATTGACGTACTGTTTCCATCTATGTAATAACCAGTGTTATCTTGATCATAGAAAATACCCGAACGGAACGACGAGCCGTTGTAGGCGTATCCGTCTAGCAAATAAAGTGGATTGTGGTAGTTATTATTTGAACTGTTCGGTGTAATAAAGCGCACACCATTACGGAACATAACCTCGACACCAGTACCGTTGAAGTTACCGCTCAGATTAGCAATAGGATCTACGTTGAAGCATGGAGTGATATTGCCCGACGTATCACCAAACACAACAGCGCCATAGGTCGTGCTATACCCATAATAAGAGCCGTAAAAGGCTTTCCAGTTTATGTTGGCAGAGTTTCGTACAAAGAATGTGCCCACAACAGAAGCTGAAGTAGGGTCGACATAGTACGCGGTGTTGTTACTGTCGTAGAAGATAGGGGCGCGAGAAGACGCGTATGATGTTGTATTACCACTGTTGTCAATGATGAATGCATTTATAGTGTCGGCGCTATTATTAAAGCGATAACCATATGATGGTGTTCCTTTGGCATATGAGCTATCACCAGCCCAATTTTGAACACCGTACCAGTTAACAGAGGTTAAAATTGATGTACCATTTGGATCAACATAGTACGAGGTGTTGTCATAGTCGTAGAAAATGCGGCTTCTGACGCTGCTCTCGCCCACAACGTACTGATCGCAATATAGAATTTTACTGCCATATGTGCGCACATACGTCGAGTCAGCCATATACCAGCCGCCGCCATATGACTCAAAATAAAATCCGCTAGTTCCAGAAACTCTGACCCATCCACCGTTGGCATAAATGTCGCCTTTGACATGCAACTTATAAGATGGATTAGAAGCACTAAAATTACCAATACCGACGTTATTACTATACATCATCATTCCGTCAGTCGGAAGTGTTGTAGTATTTTCGCCATCGTATCCAGTAGCAAAGAATAATTTTCCTAGCGCATTCGCCGCATACATTCTAAGTTCAGCGTTACTGCTATCATATTGACGAATACCGCAGCGCCAACCAGTGCTTGAACCAAACGTGATTAGACCATCGTATGCACCTTTTTCCATTGCGAGTTTGCCATAAAAGATGCTAGTTCCGGCTGGATTGCAGTAGTAAGCAGTATTGTCACTATCATAAAACAGTGGTGCGCGGAAATCTGATGTAGCGTATCCTGTTCCTCCGACATGCAACGCATAAGAAGCAAAGTTGTCGCCGCCAGTAGCAACCCTAAGATTGCCACTACTATCAACAGTCATTACTCCTAAATCGCTGCTGTTTCTCCAAACAAAATTAGCGCCTGTTCCATAGTATGTGGTGCTACCTGAAGCAAAATAAAATCTTGCTCGCCCTTCAGATGATGTGTGCCAAACCCCTGTAGCGGGATTGAGGTTGTTTATCGTAGAAACAGTCAACGCATTTATAACAGATGTGCTAGCAGGATCAATATAGTACGCAGTGTTATTGCTGTCATAGAAAATAGGTGCACGGAAATCTGAACCAGCTGTTCCTGTTCCAAAGACATCGATGTTTCTAGTTGACCCATAAACAGAGAATACTGCGCGACTATTCACATAGTCGAAAATCGTGAAGTCTTTATATGTGCCAGCAGCGCCACCCCAATCTAGACCAACAACAGCATATGTTCCGCCAGTGTATGCATCAGCTGTCTTGAATTTGAGTCTAGCAGCTAAGTTTAGATCACCTGTATTAGTGAATGAAAGATTTGCACTTGTGACTGGAGTTTGATTTGATCCGCTAGCTGCAACACCAACAATATAGTTTGTTGCCGCGGAAGCAGCAGATGCATTGATCGCAGTCGATGGACCAGTAGCACCCTGGACACCTTGAGCGCCTTGAACACCCTGCGCACCAGTCGCACCCTGGACGCCTTGAGCACCTGTTGCACCAGTAGCACCCTGAACACCTTGAGCGCCTGTTGAGCCTGTCGCGCCTTGAGCGCCAGTAGCACCAGTCGCACCCTGCACACCTTGTGCACCAGTCGATCCAGTTGCGCCTTGAACGCCTTGCGCGCCAGTAGATCCTGTAGCACCTTGAACGCCTTGTGAACCAGTTGCACCAGTCGCTCCCTGAGCACCAGCAGCACCTTGAATTCCTTGGAAGCCCTGTGAGCCAATCGCGCCTTGAGCGCCAGTAGCACCTTGAACACCCTGCGCGCCTTGGACGCCCTGAGCACCCTGTGCGCCAGTTGCACCCTGCGCTCCAGCGGCACCTTGCGCACCAGCGGCACCCTGGACACCTTGTGCTCCCTGAACACCTTGAGCGCCTTGAACACCCTGCGCACCTTGGAATCCAGCACCATAAGCAATTAGATGCGCATCAAACCAAGACGCGGATGAGGCTCCCTCGATAACTTGTGATGTTGGATTACCAGTGTATGCAGTAACTTCAACGTAATCAGTTGAACCATTGAAATATAATGTTGTGTCAATTGTTTGATTCTGAGATACGCCAGTATTAGCAACAGGATCATATGTTAGTGTCGATTGAGTAGTGCCATTTTTTCTCAATTGAATATTATGTTGTTGATTGTTTACTGAACCTGCTTGCCATAATATCTGAACATTGATTTGATAATATCCAGCAATCGTTGGTTGAAACTTGTTTGTTGTGAACCAGTTTTGCGGATCATAGTCGTCAACAAATGTGACAACCTGATCTGATCCGTTTGTAATAGTTTGATTTGTTCCACCCTTGACAGCACGAACAACATATGGGCTTGCTGCGAGACTTGATGCTGGACCAGTAGCACCTTGTACACCTTGATAGCCTTGTGAACCTTGAGCGCCTAAAGCGCCTTGAACGCCTTGCGCTCCCTGTGCGCCAGCAGCACCTTGAACACCTTGAAAACCTTGCGCGCCTTGTACGCCTTGAGATCCAGTCGCGCCTGTAGCACCTTGAACACCCTGAGATCCAGTCGTTCCAGTTGCGCCTTGAACACCCTGAGCGCCTGTCGCGCCCGTAGCGCCTTGTGCACCAGCAGCACCCTGAAATCCTTGAGCGCCGACAGAACCTTGTACACCCTGCGCGCCTTGAGCGCCAGATGATCCTTGCGCACCAGCAGCACCTTGAACGCCTTGATAGCCTTGTGAACCTTGAACGCCCTGTGCGCCAGTGTCGCCTTTGTCACCAGTTCTTACGAATGTGATCGTTGTATTTGTATTATTCGGGAACGTCGCTGTAGAAAGTGTAGAATCAAAACCAGCAATCGGAACACAGAACCATCCGTTAGGATCACCGATATGCGAGTGATTGCCGATGATACTGAACTGCGCATATTCTAGCACGTTCGCAGTGTTTGAGATTCTAAATGTGCCTTTGACAGCAGATGTAGAATCGTCAATTGTCTGAAGATAGTTGTAAGTGTTTGCGCCAGTGCTGTCGATATAATCAATATAAAGAGTCGTTGCGCTTAGAAGCGTCGCATTATTGACCTTTAGATTGCCATTTGATGGATCTGTATTTGCAGTGCTTGTCAAGAAGTTGTAGATGAATGATGCACCGCCGAATGAACCAGTTTCACCCTTGAGTCCTTGCGAACCCTGTGAACCTTGAGCGCCAACAGAACCTTGAACACCTTGATAGCCTTGTGAACCTTGAGCGCCTAATGCGCCTTGGACGCCTTGAGCGCCTGTTGATCCAGTAGCACCTTGAACGCCTTGAGCACCAGTAGCACCTTGAACGCCTTGAGCACCAGTAGATCCAGTAGCACCAGTTGCGCCTTGAACGCCTTGAATACCTGTTGCGCCTTGTGCGCCAACGACACCTTGTGAACCTTGGACACCTTGCGAGCCAGTTACACCTTGAAAACCTTGCGAGCCTTGAACGCCTTGAGCGCCAGTTGAGCCTGTAGCGCCTTGAACGCCTTGATAACCTTGAAAGCCTTGCGCGCCTTGAACCCCTTGAGATCCTACAGCGCCTTGAATGCCTTGCGCACCAGTTGCACCTTGAACACCCTGAGCACCGATATCGCCTTGAACCCCTTGAGATCCTACAGCGCCTTGCACACCTTGCGCGCCAGTTGCACCTTGAACACCTTGAAAACCTTGCGAACCTTGAACGCCTTGTGATCCAGTCGCACCTGTAGCACCCTGGACGCCTTGAGCACCTTGAAATCCTTGAACACCTGTAGAACCCTGAACGCCTTGATATCCTTGCGATCCTTGAACACCTTGTGCTCCTTGGACGCCTTGCGAGCCTTGAGCGCCTAAAGCACCTTGAACGCCTTGAGCGCCGACAGAGCCTTGTGCGCCGACTGATCCTTGCGCACCATTAGCGCCTTGGACACCTTGAGCGCCAACAGAACCTTGCACTCCAGCAATACCTTGAGCGCCAGTAGAACCTACTGCACCTTGAGAGCCTTGCGCGCCTTGAATGCCTGCTGCACCTTGCGCGCCAAGAACACCTTGCGCGCCTTGAAATCCTTGAGCACCCTGAGAACCTTGTGCTCCTTGAATGCCTTGATAGCCTTGATATCCCTGCGCGCCTTGAAATCCTTGTGCGCCTTGAACACCTTGATAACCCTGGTAGCCAGAAACGATATTGACTTTATCGCCGCCGTTGTTCTCGCGAACAGTGATATTTGAACCACCAGCGTTTGTGATGACATTGACTTTATCGCCAGCGCTTTGCTGATCGCGAACTACGATGCGACCTTGCTGACCATTTGGACCAGGAGAAACATTGACTTTGTTTCCACCCTGTTCGCGGATCAGAATGTTACTCTTATTCCCAGCGTTTTGAGTCGCTGAAGAATTATTTGCGCTGACTGAAATTTTCATTTAGTGATTTGCGGATACACTGTGATAATGCCTTCGATCACTCTTGAAGTAACATTTGCTGCGTCTTTCATCTTGACATCGTAGAGATATCTGCCAGCTTTGATGTTAGCTGTAGTCGCCGAATTCATCGACAGAGCAACATTGCCGTTGGCTACGTTGTCGATTGTCACAGCTAGATTCGCAGTGACGTTGGCTGAATAGTAAGACTTACGAATAGATGAAGAGAATGTGTAGTTGGCGACGTTGATTACACTTCCATCGTTGTTTGTCAAATCGATATTGACCGAGAAGTCTGTGCCTTGATCGCAATAAAGTTCAACAAAACTAGCCATTTTTGTACCCTAGAGAGGTTATATTTGATTATTTAGCTAAAGGTAATTCCCTTGCTATTGAAAAAATCATAATCTTCACGGTAGAATTCTTTGATTTTTAGCACATCAGCTTCAGATAGGTCTGTCCTTTTATGCAACTTGATTCCTAAATTTTCCCTAGGTATTTTAGATGGCTCTAGATCAAATAGCCTGCAAATTTTTCTAGCCTCGTTGTCGAAATTCCTAAAGTCTAGAAATACCGTGTTTGGATTTTGAAACCATTCTTTTTGACTTTGAAAAATGGTGCTTCTATTTTGTCCTAAAGTATCTAAAAACTGTATCGGAGTTATTGAGTCGATCTTATTCTTTTGAGTTTCTGTTAGATCCTCATACGTCGCGACAGAAGCGCATGAAAATTCTTCACCATAGAAATGACCTAGCAAATACTTTACAACAGCAGAAGGATCTCTTCTCTTATGAATCTCACCTCTTGTAGAAGCTAAGACATGGTTGAATGCAGAAACGTATCTTTCAACTGGATCTCTGTAAAAACAATAAAAAGTATAATCATTTGGCTCTGAAATACTCTTTTCATGTGTGTGAGAATTCAGATCAGCATCTAGATTCTTTAGCAAATTATGTAAAGAAGCGGAGCCAGTTTTTGGATTATACAGTAGCGCTATTCTCTTTTCTTTATGGAGTAGCATTCAGTTTAGCCACATTCTCATTTTGAATTGCGATAATATCAACTTTTGAGTCGACCCATTGACGAAAATATTTGTTAGATCCAATACCTTGCTCTGAGATTTTCGCATGAGAAATAAAATTTGTCTGAGTAGGTGGATCTAGAACCAATGTTCCGCTATGATAAACATGAACATGATAGTCACTACCTGGCACCATTCTGCTAGTGTCAGTCGATATAACGTAATAGTTTATGGCTGTATACACATGATCCTGAATAGCTTCGTTGTATTCAGAACCGACGCTGGGTATATGAAAAATGTGTGTTATGTTATTTGCCATTGTATTTTACAGAGTGAGCGATACGTTGAAATTGCCAGTCCATCCGTTGAACGCCTTCCATGGCGTGTACACTCCGCTACCTAGTGGAAATTCATAGACAGTATAATTACCACCAGAGTTATAACTATTACTTGTCGATGAAGCGCGGGTTCTTGTTACACCAAAAACAGTAACCGAAGTCCACCAGTTACCCAATGTCGATGTCGTCACATCGCCAGAAAAAGCTATAGAAGTGTTTAGTAATGTTGTAACAGAACTTGGCGCAGTGTCTACTTTCCATAAGTCATAGACTGCAATTATGCTGGTGCTTCCACTTCCACTTTTACTTGTTCCAACAGTAGAGTAAGATCCTATAGTTCCAAATCCAGAGGAAATACCTTGTCCGCTAAACTGTGAACTTGCGAAAGATGTTGTACTTACGCCAAATGCTGTGTAATAATAACTATGATAGACTGGACCGCCAAAATTAGAAGTCGTAGAACTGTATGTTCCGGAAGTTCCTTGGCCACCAGTCCATGTTGTTCCAGCAGAACTATCAAAATTAGAAGATCCACCGATATATTGGCGAATCGTCAATGCTGAAGGATTTGTCGAGATCGATAGATTATTAGAATGCGACGCAACATAACCACCACCTCTAACATATGATCTCAGATTCGATGGAGGTGTGCCTCCACCGTATTCTGTTTTGATATCACTCAGCGTAGGAGTAGAACCGATAGTCATTATCTATTTTCCAGTTCTTTCACTCTCTTGTCTAGTTCCTTGATAGCTTCAATTAGAACTGGAACAAGTTTATCATAAGAAACTGACAAGTGACCGTCAACCATCTCTGAAACTGCTGAAGGTAATAGCTGTTGAATTTCTTGAGCGATGACGCCATATTGTAGTCTCTGATCTTTTTCTGGATCAATCCAGCGGAACGAAACACCATTGATCGAGTTTACCTTATCAACAGGAGTTTCAATATTTCCGTATACATGCTTTAGTTCAGCGTCTGATGCGGTCGAGAAATCATAGGCATAAACAGTCGTCGATGACCAGTAAATGCTACTGCAAGCAGCTGCTGTTTGTGAAGAACCAATTCCAGCAACACCTACAAGATAATTTGTTCCAGCTGAAGCAGAGGCATTGATCGATGTAGAAGGACCAGCAGCGCCTTGCACACCCTGAGCGCCTGTCGCGCCAGTAGCACCTTGAACGCCTTGAGCACCAGTAGCACCAGCCGCGCCTTGCACACCTTGAAATCCTTGCGCGCCTGTGCCGCCATTAGTACCAGCAGCACCTTGAACACCTTGGAATCCCTGTGCACCTGTACTGCCGTTGCTACCAGCTGCACCTTGTACGCCTTGGAATCCTTGAGCACCAGTCGCTCCTGCGGCACCAGCAGAGCCTTGAGCACCCGTTGCGCCAGCAGTGCCTTGAGAACCAGTCGCACCTTGAGCGCCATTGCTACCAGCAGCGCCTTGAGCACCAGTAGCACCTGTTGCACCAGTCGCGCCTTGTACACCCTGAGCGCCTGTCGCGCCTTGAACACCTTGTGCGCCAGTAGAACCAGTTGAGCCTGTAGCACCCTGTACGCCTTGGAATCCTTGTGCACCTTGCACACCTTGAAATCCTTGGAATCCTTGAGCGCCTTGTCTACCTTGTGCACCCTGCACACCTTGTGGACCTAATGCGCCAGGGTTTGAAGTATTCGCTGAGAATGCGAGTCTTGTATTTGAACCAGATGTTGAAACTGCTACGTTGATCGAATCAGTATTTGCAACTTCTAGATTCTGCTTATTTGTCACACTGCTTGTATTTGCGTGATACACAGAAACAGTATTTGCGGCAGTATTCGCAGCACCATAAGCCGCTACAGCGGTATCATATGCTGTCTTTACTGTGCTTCCAGCCGCTGCATCAGTAGTGCTTGTGCTTGTGACTGTTGTGATAAGATTCTGAGTAGTAAGCAGTGTATAATACGCAAGATTCGCATTACCAGTTGCGCGCCAGACACCAGCAGTTGATGAGAAGAAGATCTCAGAGTTGCCGTTGGTTCCTGCACGGCGGCTACGGAATGTAGCATCGCCATCACTTACAGCTGAAGCACGAAGAACAAAGGTATTTGAATCTAGTGTAGTAGATCCTGTAACAACCTGTGTGCCTGTGATTGTCACGTTATTGAATACAGCATTACCTTGGCTGAGGCTATATGTGCCTGCTGTATCAAGGATTATGTTTGTTGCAGTAGTTCTGCCGTTTAGATTTGCTGTGCCAGTCACAGTCAGATTCTGTGACATGGTTGTATTCTTGCTCACAGCAAGATTAGAAGACAGCGTTGTGTCTCCAGTCACGCCCAACGTAGTTCCTACAGTCGCAGCACCAGTGATTGTAGCTGAAGCGAGTGTAGCAGCGCCAGAACTGAGTGTTCCTGTTACTGTAGCATTCTGCGATACTGTGACGTTCTTGCTCACAGCTAGGTTTGATGATACAGTGGTATTACCAGTTACTGTAAGATTTGCTGATAGCGTTGTGTCGCCAGTCACGCCTAGTGTAGTGCCAACAGTTGCAGCACCAGTAATAGTTGCTGAGGCAAGTGTAGCAGCACCAGAATTCAATGTTCCAGTGATTGTAGCATTCTGACTAATTGTTGCGTTCTTACTTACAGCTAGATTAGAAGACAGCGTTGTATTAGCTGCTACAGTTAGATTAGCAGATAATGTGGCATTGCCAGTCACGCCTAATGTGGTACCGACAGTTGCAGCGCCAGTAATAGTAGCTGAGGCAAGTGTAGCAGCACCTGAACTTAGTGTGCCAGTAATCGTTGCGTTTTGGCCAATCGTTGTATTTTTGCTTACAGTCAGATTAGAAGATAATGTTGTATTACCTGTGACAGCAAGATTAGATGATAAAGTCGTATCACCAGTCACACCCAGAGTCGTGCCAACAGTTGCAGCACCAGTAATAGTAGCTGAGGCAAGCGTAGCAGCACCAGAACTGAGTGTTCCAGTGATCGTCGCATTTTGGCCGACTGTGAGATTGCTTGTGATAGCGACATTTGAATTCAATGCTGTATTGCCAGTAACAGTAAGCAGACCAGAAAGCGTTGTGTTTTGCGAAACAGCTACGTTAGAGTTTAGTGCTGTATTGCCAGTAACCTTTACATCGCCAGTGACGTTTGCTGTTCCTGTGATTGTAGTGTTCTGTGAGATAGTGACGTTCTTTGAAACAGCGACGTTTGAGTATAGAAACGTATTACCAGTCACTTCAGCAGTCGATACGACATTCAATGTGCCAGTGACATTGGCATTCTGTGAGATGACTGTGTTCTTAGAAACAGCTAGATTTGATGAAAGCGTTGTATTGCCGCCGACTGTAGCTGTGTTACCAACAGAGAGAATAGAAGTTGTTGTCGTGCCACCAATCAGAGCGTCAGAAGCTGCGCCGATCAGAGTCAGAAGAGTTCCGCTTGTTGATCGCGAAAGAGTGATCGCGCCGTTAGAGATAATGAAGTCGCTATTATCTTTTACGAATGGATGATTTCGTAGAATGTTTCTGTCAGCAATCAGAGAATTTGTAGCTACGCGCCAATCGTCAAACGTATTAGCGATTTGAATTAGTCCAATATTTACGTTAGCCATTTTATCCTCTGTTCAAAATCTGCTGTAGCATATTTTTGATTTCTAAGACGTCCGATTTTATCTTATTTATTTCGGCATCTCTTAGTTGATTTTCTCTATGCTTTTGAAGTTCGTTTTGATACTTGCTTACTTCAGTTACATCCGTACACAAAACCGCCATGTTAGTAGCGTCTCTAGCGTATTTTGTGCCCTCAATCTTGTACTTCATCAGCCACCTGGTACTGCGATAACCTTCAGCGATTCTACCATCGGAGTCACTGTAGGATCAGATGCTGTCAGACGAATCTTGACTGCGAACTGCTTGAAAGTCTTACCGAGTGGCATAGAACGAACACCGTCGAAATACTCAATCGTTCCGCTTGTTAGCGAGAAGCGATACTCTAGCGGCACGCGCTTTGTCTGATCTGGCGAAATATTGTCTCTTGACTTGGTCATTTTCTGCCATTTCTTCGAGACAAACGGATCATTATCAAGCGCTGAAAGCACCTTGAAGTATACTGCAATGTCTGTTCCTGCTGGCTTGATAGCTGTCATGCGAACGACTAGATCGCCTGCGTCAAAGCCATCTTCAAGCGTCACGATCTTTGTCTGATACTTAGCAAGGATATTACCGCCAGATGCGTCAGTCTCACCGTTGATTACAGCTGTCGCGTTTGTAGCAACACCAGGCTCAGCGATAGTGATTGTTGGCGTAGTCAGATAACCAGATCCTGGATTGATGATGTTGATTCCAAGAATTGTATTTGAAGTGCCGTTGATCTGAAGCAGAGCAGGCGTCACGTTTGCTGTAGCTTGAATCGAATCAGCAACGTCAGGTGCGCTGATAGAAACAACAATGTTGCTAGCATTAGCATGTGTGCCTTGCGTAGTGACAGAGATCAGATTATTCGCAATACCTGCGTTGTTGATGATATTCTGTAGCGCAAAGAAGCCAAATCTTTCCTTGTTCACAACAGGCGAAACTGATTCGTCAGATGTCGTCATCGTGACGCGAACATTCACGCTTTCTGTATTGCCAGAAGCAATCAGTCTTCTTCTGTTTGAAGAAGCAGAAGAAATGTCAGTGTCTTTGCCGAAGTTGTAAAGATCATTATTATTGACAGTCACATAACCAGCTTGAGATCCGTCAGTCTTATAAGTCATCACTTCATATGTGATTGAAGTTGGCGAGAATCTCTGTTCTGTTGCTGCAATCTTCATTAGATCCATAACAACATTTGGCTTCTTTGTGTCGTTTACTGACAGATTGAAGTATGCTGTATTTGAACTTTCGAATGATGCGCGATTGACCTGGAACATCAAGTCTCTGTTGAGAATCGGGTTCCAGTTAGAAGCATTCTGCGATGTGAAGAAGCTACCGATATATGGCTGTTCTGAAATGCGACGAGTATTGCCTGTGTCGTCAGTATATTCACCGCCGATTGTAGCTGTCCACACTTCATAGTCTGACGATTCAGTGATTAGCTTGATCGCATATTCTGTAGAAGACTGAAGATATACAGGATCAGCAAACGTGAACTTTGTCAGTGTAGCTGAGTTAGCTACGCTAGGAATAGCTGAGACCTTGATATAAGCAGGCTCTAGAGTTCTTGTAGCAATGATATCGTTACTTGGCAGACCATTATCAATAGGCGAAATCGCTACAGTAAATGGCAGAAGTTCATCTGCTGCTGTTGGCTTTGCCTTGAAGAATAGATCAATTGAAGAGATATAGACGCCATAGGCATTCTTGATTTCTCCGTTAGTAATCGAATTACCCTTTGGAGTGAAGAATGTCTGCGCCATGTACTTGCGATCATTGATTCTCTGAGTTGCTTCAGTGATCTTTGAGACAGCTTGTAATGTGTTTGGTGTCTGTTCACGAAGCACGAAGTTACGAGCATTTTCAGTGCTGTTTACTTTGCCTAGTGCTGTATACTTTGCGATAGCGCGCATTTTGTATGCGTTGTCATTATACGTCGCAGTATCAGTAACCGTGAATACTCTTTCACCAACTAGCCATCTTAGCGAGTTCTCTGACGGAAGATGGAAGATACCGTATAGCGCGCCGACATCATCAACAGTATGCTTGCCGATAGAGTAGATGCTATTTGACGTTGGAGCAGCTGGCATCGCAGCGTCTAGAATCGCTTCGGTCCAGCCCATTGATGTGTTCGAGACTACAGAAACAACATTCGCAGTGAAGCCCATGTTGGTTCCACCGACAATCGTGATCGTATTGCCAACAAGCGTCGAAACGCCATCACGAGTCGTGTTATTTGTCGATAGGACAATTGAACGTAGATTGACTGTATTAGCGCCAGAAACAACAGACGAAAGCGCGACATATGAGTTCTGCGAACTGTTCTGAGCGCTCACCGTAAGAGTAGCAGCACCAGTCAGCGTTTCACCTGCCTGAAAGCGATTATTAGCATAGATGTTTTGAACTGTTCTGCTGTTATTGACAAACTTTGTCAGATTCCAGATATTTGAAGAGCCAGAATAAGTGACATCAGTGTTCGCTCTGCCGAGAATAGGATCCACTACTAGCACACCCTTTGTCGTGTCCAGCACTTCCCACTTCTTGACTTTACCCAAGAATGTATAGGCAGGATTTTCTACGCCTGTGTAAACAGAGAAATTCAGATACGCATTATTCGCAGTCTGATAAACTAGATCGTCAACAGCATAGTCAGAAGATACAATATCAGTTCCTGTACTCTTTGAGATGTTCAGAGAAAGAAAGTTATCGTTGACATAAATGAGATTATTATTAGCAGTAATCGAAGTGCCAAGGACTTCAGCATATGCCTTAGATGTTGAACCGTAAAGTGAGTCATTGATTCGAATGTTTGAGAAAGCAGTGTTTGACGTTACGTTGATTACAGATCCTCTTTGCGTAAAGTCATTGACCTTGATGCTGTCAAAGAATAAATTTGCAGTAGCATCTGGCTTTAGATTTCTCGCATCGATATTGATATCATTTTCACGAATAAATGGTGTCACACCGATAGGGTTGCTGTCATATACTGGATCAGTGATTCTCTGATTTGTGTTGACTGATGCAGCAGCCGCAGCAGCAGCCGCTGCTGCTCTCTGGTTCAATGCCATAACACCGTAAATTGCTTGTCCCATTTATTTTTCCTAATTACAGTAAGCTATTAGATATCACTGGAGAAAGAGAACTCTGATAATTCCAGCTTGTCGAATAATTTCTATCTAGCGTTAGTTTGATAGGCTCTATTCTTCCAAACACGCCTTGCATAGGCATTACACCTGCGCCGTTGATTCCTACTTGAATTGTGCTTGTTGGCTCATTTGAAGTTGGTGCAACAGAATATGCAGGCACTGATACTCTATATGTGATCGAAGATGCTGGCTGATAATATCCAGTGACTGAAAGCAGTGAAGATAGATCAGACGAAGAATATCCAGCAGCACCGATAGCAGTCAGATACGAAGCAGTTAGGGCTGCGTCATCATATCCCACTTCTTGGATGACCTCATAATTTTTACCGATAGAATCAGTGATCAATGGCTGGTGCTCTAGTGAGTAGAAGTAATCGCTTTCAGGTGTCAGCGTCAAGAACCCATCATATTTAGCGATCATAGCTGATTGAACGCGCTGAGTTCCGTCAGCTGTTGCTAGTTTCTGTGTCGCGATAGGAGTTTCAGTATATCCAAGAGTCACGAACTTGTCTCTGACGTTGTTATTATTTGCTGGCTTTAGAGTGAAAGGAGTGATATACTTGTAGCAGCCAAGTAGTCCAGACTCAATAGAAGCAGCAAAATCAGTTGTCTGATCAGCAATGCTTAGATCATTAAACTCATCGACAATTGTACCGTAGATTGGCTTGTTGATAAGTGGCGTTGTTGGTGACTTAGGTGGATCACTGATAATCTGGCTCTCTGATTCTTTCAGAGCAACATAATTTTCGATGTTGTTGATTCTTGTGTCGAGCGCAGAGATGTCCTTCATCGTGTAGCGACGATTATCAATGTAATTCAACTCGATTGAGCGCAGTGACGCTGTATATGGAGGAATATACATCGTGTAAATCGGCATCGAATCATCGCCTACAAAAGGCTCTTGAGGCGATAGCGAAGGAACACCGTTTAGAACTTTGAATTCCTTGTCCTTCGTTACAACAACCTTGTCGATTCTAGGCAGATAATAGTCATAGTCTAGCTGCATTGGATCAGTTGGACGCTGAAGAATGCTGCCGCTGAAACTCATATTCTGCGTGACGATTTCAATCGTGCCGTTTGTGACCGCAGCGCTGAACGCCTTATTCACCGAGACTGATGTTAGGTTGCTTACACCGTTTACGACACGAATATCGTTACCGACACGAATCATCGTGCCTGTTGTGATAGGCGGCGTCAATACGTTTGAAGTCAATGCTGTGTTAGCTGTTACTGTATAACCACCAGATGAGACATTTACTCTTGCGTTTGCATTAGCATACGCATATGGAGCAACAGATATGCCTGAAGCACGAATTGGGCGAAGATCAATACAGTCACGAAGATTGTACACTTTACCCGAAGATGCCTTGAATAGAGGAATCTGCTCTGAGTTATACAGCGTCGTGCCGTATGAGAAGCCAGACAGATAACCAGTACCCGAATGCGTGAAGTAGTCAAACAGAACAGCTGTCTGACCTCTTGGTGGTTGAGCACCTGGCTTTAGAGTGATCGAAGCGTGATTATAGAAGTTCTCAGTCTGACCGCTATCAAATGTATAGCGATCAGTGATGTCGACCATGTTTGTAGTATTTGGCGCATGGCTCAGATTAGCTGAGTCGTAAATCTTATTGATGCTGATGACATCTGAGATAAACAGCGATTGCTTCTGACCAGGAATATTATTCACGACATTTGAAGTTGTGAACCATGCAATACCGTTAGAAGCATTCAGCTTGACTTCTGAATAACCAGAAACTGCTGTAGCAGAAGAAAGAGTATCGCCTGCTGTCAGTGCTGAGTTAGAAGATACTAGCGTCTTTTGACGACGGAAAGATCCGTTTGCGTTAGCAACCTTAGTCGTCAAATAAACGTCGCCTGTGAACGATGTGCCCGAGCCACTATCTGTGTACAGCGAAATCTGAGTGTTGCTTGTTCTATAGACGCTTCTTGGTGAAGCTGTCATGTCTAGAATCTTACCAACATTCGCGCCTGTTGTTGGAACAACGATAATATTTTCACGAACGTCAGCTGAAGATACAGTCGCGCCGTCAGTACCGAAATCAAAAGTCTGACCAGTCACAGTGACTGTGGCAGCACCGTTCGTGGCAAACGAAACACCCTTGCTAACGTATCTGCGGTAGAGATCAACATTCACATCGCTATTATACTTGATATAATAGTTTGGAAGTTCAAAGAGCATCTTGTCATAATTAGCATCTTCGATTACTGTATTGCCTGTTCCATCCTTGCTAACGTCACTGACATTAGCTTGAAGATTAGCAGCAGCAAACGAAGATGTATTGGCAATGATGATCGACTTAGCAGCACCAAGCGGTAGCGTTAGATTGAAGCGATCACCGTTTGCTGGAATAGCTTTGAATGCTGTGTCAAGAACCGCGACCTTAGTTGTTGTGTTGTAATTGATGATCTTGCCTGAGTTGCCAACAGCGCCAGTAGTATCAAGCAGAGTGATCGTGCCACCAAGATATGCGTTCGCGTTTGACGAGAAATGCGCAGGGAAGTTGACGCTCAATGTATTAGCAGAAGTGCCATTTGCTGTAGAAATGATAGGCGTAAAATTGATATCTGTCAGATACGAATAGTACAGCACTGAATCTGATGTTCTGTCAAAGTTCTTTAGTTTAGCTGTACCGATTCTTGTCGAATAGTAAGCGGCACTGCCTGAGCCAAATGTCACAGCGTTGTTTACTGTGCTGTGAATATCGACTTCATTCAAGCCTTCAGAGAATACAATACCGTTTGCGCTGCCCAGCACGTTTGCTAGCTGTAAGCGATTGCCGTAGTAAACTGAAAGATCATAGTCTTTGCTCGACTTTGTGTTTCTTGCGCGAGTCGATGGAATCTTGGTCGTTCCGATTGTCTCAAACTCAAAGCCCTTCACATAAGCCTTGCCTGGCTCTACGTTGATAATGAACGTCTCAGTATTTTCTGAGAGACCAGCAGGCGTATTCGCGCTGATATTGATTCTAAATGGCTTTACAGCATAGTTGCCAGACTCATCATATGTTCTACGAGCAAAAGTCTTTTCGAGTTCTGAGTAGATTGGATAACTGACCTGGCGAGTGATGACACCATTCTCTACGCGAAGAAGTTCAAAGAATCTGCGATCATCTACTGAGTCAAGTGTTCTCTTTGCAAGAACTAGATTATATTGATATCTGTCAGCGCCTGGAGCCTGATAATTGAACGACTCTTGCGCAGGGTCTAGAAGCGCTGCGTCGTCACTGCTTGTGACAATTGATTCTTCAATTTGAAGACCGACTCTGTAAGAAGGAGTTGCGCTGTATGGATCTAGAACGATTGTATCAGCAGCGACTGAAACGAAATAGCCATCAACGTAGAACACACCGTCGTTGATGCTAACAGTCGATCCAACACCAGTAGGTGACGTTGCTGTGACGTTTGCCGAGTTTGTGGCAGCAGTTGTTAGAGTCTGACCAGCAGTGAATCCTGCGCCTCTGATGTATTTTACCATCAGAGTTCTGTCAGTCGTGTTTGAATAGGTCTGGATTACCTTAGCGCGAGTCTTAGGAGAGCCAGTATTGAATACTGTTACACCATAGAAGTTCTCTAGGTCAATATCAACGCCATTGTATTGCTTGTCTAGCTTTACATAGTTGACTGCGGTATCTAGCGTTAAATGCCCACCGATAACAGGCGATCCGTCTTGGAAGATGTGATTGCCGAACTGCTTTACTTGGTTCTGAAGAATTGACTGGATCTGAGTCAATTCACGCGCTTGAACTGCGAATCCTGGCTTGAACAGAATGCGCATATAGTTCTTCTCTAATGCGCCGTTAGTAGCCTCGAAATCGTCCCAATAAGGTTCTGCGTTGAAATCCATTTATTATACCTATGCTTTAGAATTCTACGACTAGTTTGAGTGTCTCAGTCTGATAAGGGTTTCTAACGATCTTATCTCTATTTTCAACATAGAGAATCTCACCGCTAAGAGTATTTATACTTGGGCTGACAACGCTCAATCCCTTTGCGAAGACTGATGGTGCGTCTTTCTGGCGCAGAGTCTGCGAGATAGCCTCATCAATATCACCAGAAATCTGGTTGACTGAGAGAATATTGTTTGTTGTATCTACGTGGACAATCGTTGCGGCAAAAGTTGCTGTTTCATAGCTTGATCCAACATACACTCTCTTGTTCGTAGAGAAAGCTACAGCTGGTGTTGTCGTATAAATCTTAGTGTACATCGCATAAGTCGCAGCTGTCGCGAATGTCAGATTTGAATTTGTTGTTCTGACATCTTTGACGATACAAGCCTGACGAAGTGTGTCATTACCATCAGCAATGACAGGCAGATAACCGCTAACATCACCAGAGAAATCAACAGAGATCATTAGATCAGAAGCACCGAGTTCGCGAACAGCATCGTAGCCATGACCATATTGTGGGCTGATTACAGCTTGAAGGTTAGCTGTGTTGCCATTAGCCTGGTGTAGAGGATCAACAAGCGTGATCGAAGCGTTGCTATATCCGCTGCCGCCATTGATGATATTCACACTTGTGATAACGCCATTAGTAACGTCAACAGACACGTTTGCGCCAGATCCATCACCAGAAACAGACACGACAGAATAATTGTTCACGCTATTGTTTGAATAGTATCTTGTGCCACCATCGACTACTTTGATGACATCGAGGCGACCGTTTGTCGCGTTATTATACACAACATATTCGCGCAATACAGGCATATACTTGTCTGTGAAGAACTTGTTCTTCAGACCAGAAGGAATCGTGTACATATACTTCCAATAGTATCCATCGCTAGTCTCGACGTATGGATTCTCTGGCAGTTCACCGCCGATTGTGATTTCAGGCATCACTGTTGAAGTCGCGCCGCTGTTATTATACAGGCATTTGAATACCTGATCAGCAGAATTTCTGACATAGAACTTGTTGATATACTGTGTCGCTGAAGTTTCTAGTGTATAGATTGTCTGACTAGTAGCAGTTGCTGCAAATACTGTATTCGTATACAGAAAGTCGCCTGCTGCGTTGACTGAGTAGACTTCTTTGGTCGTCTCGCCGACTGTGATCAGCTTTCCATTTGTGATGCCGTAGGCAATCGTCGCTAGATTCACACCATTTGCGATGACGTTTGCTGAGCCGATAGAGACGTTTACGTTTCCAGTCAGTTGTGTCGAAGCTGTCTTTACAAAGAGATTAGCCGTCTGATCATAGGCAACATATACGTTACCAGAACCCCAATCGACACGAGGAATCACTGGCTGAACATCACTGCTGGTAATCTTCTTGAGCAGAATGCCCTGCGAAAGAGTCGAGTTCTTATAGCTTGTAGTGTCATATGGCGCTTCAACAATATCAGTTATTACATTGCCACTAGAATTCCATTCTAGTGAGTGTCCAACCATGACATAAACATTCGCCAATGGTTGCGAGATCATTTTTTCAAAGTTTTTGGCGTTTGTAACACCGAAATCTTTTGTGACTAGCGACTTCATGTTTTATCCGTTGGTTTTGATGATTGAGTAAGAAACGACATTGTAGGTCGGTGTCTTTTTGTAGAGAACATTTCCTGTAGACGAAACGCTGGCGTTCAGATTCACAGTATTTCCAGAGATATTGACCACATAGCGATCATATGTGGTGCTAGAAATATTGAATTGCAGATTATCACCAGCAGCTAAACTTTCAGAAACTGCGCTTGTATTTCCATACACAACGACGTTCGCGTTTCCAGAAGTAATTCTCAGAACGCCATCGCCGATTCCACCGATTGGATTTTCGAGCCATAGCAACGATGCTGAGTTGACGTTTGAAACGACGCGAGTGTATTGCTTCAACGAAGCAGTTTCTGTAGTATTTATGACAATGATATCACCGTTGCTCACACGAGTTGTGAAGCTAGAGTTATTACCGTAGAATGCACGGCTGCTATAGCTGGTGTTCGCATTTGTCGAATTCGCCGAGTTTGAATAGAACACATTTGAAGCAACACCGTTATTCACATAGATAACGTCCTTCATCACATACTTGGACAATAGTTGCATACCTGCTGGATGTGCGACGTTGTTGATCGTCTCTTTATAATCGTCCAGCGACTTCTCAGAAGAAACTTCATACGAGAAGTTGTGATAATAGTCCTTATTCTGTAGTTTCTTATCAGCGCTCACGAATCCATCTGTATTCAGATAGAAGCCGTTGTACTTGATCAGACCATTCAAGAACTCAGCATTCGCTTTAGCTAGACCATCGCCGTAGAAGAATGGATATTTTCTTTCTTCAGCTAAATTCAAACCGTTGAACGAGATTGTCGCATTCTGCGCAAATACGTTTGTTGTTACATTGCCTGTTGCTGTATTGATCAATAGAGGCAGCGATGTGTTGATAGAGCCAGAATAGTTGAATATACGAATGACTGTGTTCGTAGAATCTGCTCTATAGATCTCATCAACAGTAGCCTGGAATGTAGCGCCGCTATTTGTTGCACCACCTTGCCAGACAGATTCACCGCCAAGAATAATGACGCCAGAACTTAGGTTATCTGTTAGAACGTCTGCAACCTTTAGCGAAACGACTGGCGTGTTCGCATAGTTGAAGCCTCTGTTTATGATATGAAAGTCTTGGATTCTGCCGATATCTGTCGCGCTGGTTTGAATGTTTTCGCCGTCGCTCAGAAGCAGAATGTTCAATTCAGCACCAGTGCCAGAAGAAGCACCACCGCTAGAGTTTAGAATCACTGGTGTTGGAGCAACGACATAGCCACCGCCGCGATCTGTAATCGTGACAGCAGTGATCTTTCCGCTGCCGTTGACAGTAACAGTAGCATTACCAGACCAGCCAGTGCCGATGAAATTGATATAGTCTGAACTGCTATAACCAGTGCCGCCGTCGTTTACTAGAATCGTTCCTAGCTTGCCAGTGCCACGCACATCTGGTCTAAAGTCAAAGAACAGATTGAACGAATTGATATTCGTTTCATTGATGTTATTATCGTAGATCTTGTCTAGATAAACAGTCTTGACGTTAGCTGAAGTGCCTGGATCTGTCACGATATAATCTGTTACAACAGCATAGTGTGAAGTTTTGCCTACGTCAAGGAACAATCTTGTGCCAGTATAATAGCCGTTTGCTAGACTATAGCTGTTGTTCGACGAGTTGAGTCTGATGCTCTTAGCTGTCTTGTTATAGTTTGAGAACTGACCGCTAGGAATGATCAAGAATCCACCATCAGATGAGAAATCTGAATCAAACAATGAAACAGCATCTAGTTGCCCGTTGTCAGTTGTTGGCGCTTCTTCAAAGAATGAACCGCCGTCAATTAGATCAAGAAGACGAATCTTGCCGAGTGTCAACGTGTCAAACGTCATCGCTCTGCCAATCTCAGTCTGTGCATTGGCAAAAATGCGCACATTGCTTGTCGCGTCTGGCGCAACAGCAAGAGCAGTGGCTAGCGTTGCGCGTTTAGTTGTTCCGCTGTATGAAGAAATGATAGCAGAGTTTGGCGAACCACTAGCGCCAGTTCCCGCGACAATTTGAAGAACAAACGACTTGTAATAATCATTTGTCGTACTAGCGACAAAATTTACTGTATTGAGATTCACGACGCTGGTTGTATTACCAGATCCAGTTGTTAGATTGACACTATAAGCAGCATTGTCAAAGCTATATCCGCTACCATTATTCAGCGTGATATCTTTCTTATAAACGAATGCGTCTGTGTTGAACTGAATACTCGCACTGTTTGGAGCATCATCCCAGATAGCGTCAATTGTAAGATTTGAACCGATGCCTGTAGGCGAATTGATTCGAATCAGCGAGTTCGCATATGCTCTGAACAGATAACCAGGATTGATGATTGAAGCAGATTCAATCGATCCAACTGATACGTTATTGACTTCAGCGACAGCTTTTACAGCATCAGCAGACTGATTCAATCCACCATAGAGTACAACTGGATCGCCTGTGCGATATAGCGTGCCTGTTTGAACTACGCCGAATCTGTTTCTATAGAGATAGATGTTCGAGATCAGCGATACAATTTTTGATTTGAATGTCTTAGGATTGCCATTCGCATCTTCAAAATTGATGATCAGATTTTCGCCTGGATCAAACAGACGAGTCACATTTGAAACGTAAAGTTCAATGACTTCTCTGCCAGTCTCTTTGTCAATATTGCGAACAGCTGCTTCAATGACGCAGGTAGTTCTTGACGTTTCGCCTGTGCCTAGATGTCTTTCAAGAAGATTGATATCAAAGCCATCATATTCTGTAGCAGAGAACGCAAGGCGAAGCGCTTGCGGTTGCTTCCATTTACCGTCAGAAGCCTTTAGAATATCTTGCTTTGGAAAATAAACATCGACTTCCTGATTATACAGGACGCGGAATATGAACTTGAACGAGTCGGGTGTTCCCTTCTTTGCGTAGAAGGCTCTAGCAGCCTTTACGATCTTTGCAGTAGTAAGTTCAGTCTCTTCTGGAAAGTTTGGAATCAGCTTGTCTTTTAGATATCGAATCAACGTGTCTTTCGTTGTGTCGATATCCATATAGTCATAGAGATTCTTACCGACTTGAACTGTATTGCCTTCGCGCTCAGTATATTCGTAGTATTTCTTTAGAAGAGCGACAAAATTAGGATGATCAGTTCTGATGAACTCAGGTAACTGGTTCTCTACAATCGTCGAGATATAATTATTTGCGAACATCAATCAACCGTTTTCATTGTGATATTGATCGATCCAGTGTCTGTGTCGTCAATAGTGATAATTCTGCTTCTAGCTGATTCAAAGTTGTTTGACTGTGGCTTCGCAACGACTCTGAAGATCTTCAGAGGATCATTGATTGAAACTGGATCAAACTGATTTAGATAGACTTTACCGAGCGTGTAGTCAATTGTTCCTGCTTCAGTATTCAGAGTTGTCTTGATATTCAGATCGTCAAAGTAATAGCTTCTCAGAATACCGTATCTGCCTTGGATAGAAACATTGAACGTCGAAGTTGTATCGACTTCTTCTTGATAAATCACATACGCTACAGCTGTAGTGTAGTTGATGCCTGGATTATCGACAACAATTTCAGTGATCTTGCCGTTTACAATCACAGGATAAGCATTCGCGCCAACACCGTCACCAGAGATTACTAGCGTCGGAGCGCTCAGATAACCAGTGCCAGAAGTCAATACGCTGATCGAATCAATGCCAGACGAAGAGCCTGGCGTCTCTTCTAGAAAGCAATCGCGCAGCACAGCTTCTTTGTCATACTGCTTGAATGCTGGCGTAGAATAGATTCTGTATTTTGGATCTTCTCTAGAAATCGGCGTCGAATAATTCAACGTGTAGTTTCGAGCAGCGCCGACTTGAGGGATGATTCTCTTTTCGATCACAGTCACAGCGTCGCTATAGCTGATTGATTGCTCTGCATCATCGATTGATCTTAGCAGTTTAGATAGCTTGAACTTGCTGTTGAAATCGTTTAGATCTGTGTTATTATAGTCCACAATCGCTGTTCTGACTAGACTCTTGATAGAATCAGCAGAGCGAGTTGTCTTTGTTGGGCTGAAATAGACTTCTGCGAAGATATTCAGATAGTTATAATCGACGTTGACGAATTCTGGAATCACAGTCACAACAGACGATGGCTTGATAACATCATTGATCACAGACAGCTTTTCTGATTCAGTGATCTCATAGCCATAAGTTGGCTTCGCTGCGACAAACACTTTGCCGTAAACAGGTGGATCATTTTGTTCACCACCCCATACGTTTACAGACTCAAAGTATGGATACTTCTTATTGATGATTGCGATGATATCGTCTGTCGTAACGCCGCGATTGTTAGAAACATAGGCTTTAGGCGCTGTCGTTCTGATTCTGTCGATGCTTTCTTGATTCGCACCACCAGAAGCAGCTTCATTTGGGAAGATAATATGAGTGCTGAATCCACTCACAGATTCAACTAGACTGAATGAGTTAGCCTTGTTTGCTGCTGCGCCATTCGTCTTTAGATAAGTTGCGATGACAATATTACCGTTTACAAGTTTCTTGCCGATAATATCGTCACCGAAATAGATCTTGTACTTGCCGTTGCGGCTTTCGTCAACAAAGAAGACTGCTGATGTCGCAGAGGTCGTTGTTGCGTCTGTCGCGAGAGTAAATCGCTCTGTCTTTAGACTTGTCGCCGATTCTTGAACGATTACTGAAATCGTGTTTGTGTCGATTCCAGAGTCAGGAAGTTCAAACGACGATGTTGGATTATTTGTAGCATCGTAGGTATATGTGTAAGATAAAGGCTGACCCTCGTAGATATACAGGTCATTGAAGCAGAATCTGCCGCAAGTTGGGTCATAATCGCCGACCATCGCCTCTGTATTCACGAAAACGTATGAGACAGAATCGATTGGTGCTGATTGGAATCGAGTGAACTTAGGCAGCGTCAGACTTGCCTGTGTGCTACCGCCAGTTCTGCTGATCTGGAGATCAATCTTTGCGCGAGGCGCGATATACGAGGTTGGCGTATAGCCTAGCATCTTGGCATGCGAAACAACAGAATCGCGAAGCAGCGCTGTGTCTAGAAACATCTCATTGGCGATCATGTTGTTGTAGAACGCCATGTAATGCGTATTGTACGCTAGCACATCCAGCAGGACATTCATGCCTGCCGCTTCAAAGTCGAAATCTGTGAATTCTGATTGGTCTTTCAGAAACGTCTTGAGGCTATTCTTGATAGCAGCAAAATCTAATTCTGAAACCGTCAGCTTTTGATCTACATTTGCCATTATCTAACCTTTTCTAAAAACATATTTATTGTGACTGGTGCTTCCAGATTGTTTATGTAAAAGCGAATAGTAATAGCATATCTATTTTCGTCAGGTTGAGCCTCGACACGAATCGCGTCAATTCCAACGCGAGGCTCATAGTTCTCTATAGCTTTTGAGATCTCAGTTCTCAGCACGTTGGCTGTGATGAATGAGACATCTTCAAACAGCAGAGATCGAACTCTGGATCCAAACTCTGGCTGAAACGGCTTTTCGTAGCGATTTGTCAGAATCAGATTTCTCAGAGCACCAATAATCGCTGCATTGCCAGTGCGCTTTACGACATCTTTTGTCACTGGATGAGCAGTGAAGTTTAGGTCTATGTCTTTGTATGTGCGGACTTCTAGCGCCATTTATTTTTCCAAGAACCTTTAGACTATTTAGTTTAGCAAGGCTGAGTACATGGATCAACTGTCTTAGCAGGCAGCAACGAATCTGGTGTACTGTCGATAGTAACGTCGCCGCTGCCTCCAGCAGTTTGCTGTTGTTCAAGCCCGTATGTATAATCATCACCGTCAAATTGATCTGCTGGAGAAGCAGCAGCAATTGTCGGCACAGCTACATTTGGACTATTGTAGTCATAGCCCTTGAATTCTTCATCGGCTGTGTCTAGCGTGTCGATGAAGTCAGACTGTGTAGCTGAACAGCCCTGTGTCAGAGGATCGACTTTGAGAATCAGATTCAGATATTCGTCTGATGTATTGTCTGGATTCTCTGGATCATTGCCCTTCTTTTTCTTCGAGCAAGAAGCCTGGAACAGCTTCAATAGACCAGCCAGCAGACCCTTCACAGCGTTGATCGCCGCTAGATCTTGATTGATGCTGTCCATGATTTTGTTTTTGATCGCGTTGATTTCATTTGTTTTCTGGTTCAGCAGCGCGACCAGTTCTGAATCTGATAACGATCTGATTGCATCGTTTTGTAGATCGTCCAGTAGACCCTGAATTGTTCGTGTGACAGCATTCATATACTCTGGCTTTGTCAGAGATTGTGTCACATGAACTGGCGTCGCACACTCAATCGTTGCATACGTTCCGTCTGACTTCATGTAGCGAGTTGTCATTCCTTCAGTCAGATTCGAACCCATTGAGGTTGTCAGCTGATCAAGACCATCAAATGCTGCGAGAATGTCGCCAGGGCTATTTGAGGGCAGAATGCGCATGACAGGCGTTTCAGCTGTCACTTTGTACACGATCTCATTTGCTGTTGCGGCAATCGCATCGTCGATCACGATTTGTGTGTCTGTCACTGATACAACAAAGTATTCTTTTCCAGCGTAATAGATCTTGTTGTCGGCTACGAGTGAACTTGTAAATGTCGTGCCGTTTCCAGTAATCACATTATCCAAACAGACAGTGTTGCCTATATTTGGCGTCTTGATAGCAACTGTTAGATCTGACGAAGTAGCTGAATATGCCGTGTTGACAACAAATCCGACTTCTTTATACAGCGTAGCACTTGTATTAGAGTTTCTAAATGGCTGAGTGACAGTCAAAAAGTCGCCGAGCGAATTGATTGTATTGACCTGTTTGATCTCGCTGTTCACGTTGATGTACATACCAGGAGCAAGCGTTATCGTAGAGCCTACTGCTAGCGGAACACTCGCAAGATTCAAAGTCGCGACTGAAGCTGTAGTGATCTTAGTGTTGTCTGTCAGAACGTCTACCGAAACAGATCCAGCGCCAGCAGAGGTATACGTTTTGCCGACAATCAGTTTTTCTTGACTGTTGACAATAATTGTTGTGCCGACATTTGCTGCTGGATATACGGTTTTTGAAAGATTCGCAGTAGCTACATTTGTCGAGGCGATATTGACAGTCGCGCCACTGATCACGACATTTCCGTACAAAGCCTGAAGCGTCAGAACCTTGTCTTCAGTATTGACGCCAGAAAGTTCATTCGTGTGATTAGTAAATGACTGAGTAGCTTCGTAAAGCGTATTGCCGAGTGTCGACCATTGGCTGATAGGCATTCCAAGGAAGTTTGAATTCGCAGCGTCTTGTGCTTTACCGAGTACAGCAAGCAGATTATCTCTCGCAGTCGCTACAGTTCCTCCTTTAGCAAACAAGTCGGGAAGCGCGAGTTTCATATTCGCGAAATCGTTTTTTGTGAGATCGTCGAGTTTTTGTTTCACTGCTTCCAAAGTTTTTCTTTGGAAGTTCTCAAATTTCTCTTTCAGACCATCAAGAAACGATTTGCCTCTCTTGATATTGTCTTTGATTTTTGTTATGATATCTTTGAGCGCAGCAGGGGGGAAGCTAATCTTTCCGAAAGGAATAGGTGCCCCTGTAAATGTCATTGCGAGAGTCTGTAGAAGTGGCAAGCCACCAATCAGACATAGAATCCACTTGATAATACTGCCTAGACCAATTGAGACACATACTCCTCTATATTAGGATATACCAACTTTATTGGATAATCCTGGCGCATCAGATATTCGTATTCTTTGAAATCAATCTTTTTGCCTTGATTGATTTTAGCGATCAAACTCCATATTTTATTGATGTCATTCGCGTTAGTACACATATTTAGTTTCACAGTTTAGGCTCAGAAGGCGCAGTGACTTCTTTCTTTTCAAGAAATGCCATAACGTCAGTCTTTTCTTTGACATTCGCTGGAGTAGTCTTGACCATCGTTGGCAGTTTAGTCGAAACTCTTTTCGCGACATCTGCATTGCCTGCTGGCTTCGGATCAGAAGAAGTCGGAGGCAGAATGTTCGTGATCACACTATTCATTGTTGTCAGTAGTGTGCTGATCCAGAAATTAGGACCCGTGATCTTCACACCAGTTGATGCAGGATCTGTTGGCGGAACTGCTGTTGGATTTGGTGCACCAGAGATTGATGTCAGACCACCAGAGTCCAACGACACTCCAGAGCCACCATATCCGTTCAGTGTGCCTTGAGAACTCAGATCCAGCTTTCTCACACCAGAGATTTTAGCTTCTTTACCAGCATAGACGTTGAAATTATCAAGGGCTGTGATGTTGATGTTTTCACCCTTTAGATTCATGTCGCCACTAGAAATAATGTCGATTCCAGCACACTGAATCACTAGCTTGCCGTTGATTCGCAGAAACATATCAGACTGGACAGTAGTATCTTTCGTGCCATTGACATATTCTTTATGACTGCCCATCGTGATGTCGTATCTGTGGTTGAATGACTTTAGCTTCACAGACGCTGAAGGCAGAAATTCAAGCGTCGAGCCTGTGCGATGTGAAAGCTGAACGCGCTCAAAGTTTCTAGTGTCATCAAGTTCTAGCGCATGACCTGACTCTGTTTCAGTCACGTTGTTGAATGGATAGTTCGCATTGAAAGACGGAAACGGTTCACGCCACGAATATCCACCAGCGCTTTTGATTCCAACAATTCGATTCTTTCTCTGAAAATCGATTGTCGTATTGGCAATTGATTCAGAACGAACGCCAAGAGAACTGCCATCATTGCCCTCAATGCGATCTGGACGCGCTAGCTTAGAGATCGATGGGATGTTTAGATCAGCTGGATTGCGCTTTGGCACATCAGCCTGAATCGTTGGTCCACTTGCGTTGATGTTGACGAGCGAATCTTTCAGGCGTTTTGGAAAGAACGGATGCGACGCTTTCTGTGCGTCTGTATATGGATCTGTGAATCCTGTCTGTGGCTCACGGATCTCTTCTGGAATGCCTGGAACTGTGCCGAGAAGAATAGGAAAGCGCCCGTCTTTGCCATCAGCAAAGAATCCAAAGACCATCGTGCCTTCAATCGGTGGCTTGACAATCGGCGTGCCAAAAGGCAGAACAGGATGCGCCCACGGCAGATCCGCAGTCGGGATCTGTGTTGTATCTTCTGTGTGCCAGCCAAAGCAGCGAACCTGGCAGCGCCCCATTTCTAGCGGGTCAAGTCTGTTTTCAACAACTCCAAACCACCAGTAGAAGTTGTTCAACCCCATGAAGTCTTGATCGTTCGTCATAAATCTCGCGCCTTCACATATTCTTTATTCGCAATAACAACTCTATCTAGTGAAGATGCTAGTGAGTTCTTAGCCAGATTCAGAATCGTCTGATGACCACCAGATGGCGTGATCACATGTCTTGTGTTTGTAATCAGATACTTTCCAGAGTAGTACGGATCAATCGTTCTTTCAGCCTGTGTGCTTCGAGTGAATGCTGGCATATCCATATTGACAACGCGCCCAACTGTAAACAGAATATTACCAGGAACAATGCATTCGATTTTAGTATTTTTCAATAGATTGAGTTGACTTTTTCTTTGCAGTAAAGTGTTTTCTACGTTAGTGTCTGTGACTCTATATGCTTTTGATAACAGGTAAGGTGCGTTAGACTGGTCGTGATTCGTCATTGAATAGTTAATATGAGAATCGTATTCAGTAAAAATAGCCTTGTTGTTTCTGTTGGGCGCGTTGTTGATAGGAAAGTTTGCTCCGTCAATAAAATGGACTTTGTTCATCTTGCTAGCAGAATATGGCTTCTCTACATACTTCTGACGCAGAATGTCCAGAGTATATAGTTTGCCAGAGTATGTCATGTTCTTTGAAGTTTCCATCATATCAAAGCTGTTCGTAAATCTGAAATTGCTGATCTTGTTTGCGTTTTGATAAGCAGCAGTCGTTTCATCTTCTGTGAGTTTTGCGTTGCTATACTGAAGCGTGATCAGCGGATCACTTCTCACAAGCGAAGTCAGCGGAAGAAAGTTGAATCCATCCACATTCTCAAAGAACAAAAACGTTGATTCGTTGTGGTCAAAAGCATTTTCAGCAAAATATTGGATCGCGTCTAGAGGCGACATTCTAGGAATAATCACATCTTGAATACCGATGCTGTTCTCGAATGCGCCGATTCTGTTGGTGTTGATTCTCAAATTACCAGTACAGATCGATCTCACATATTCAGTGATGACTTTGCCTTTGAACGACTTTGAGATGCTTTGCGAGTTTGAGAAAATCAATTCTTCAGAGCAGAAATGCAGCACATAAGTCTGACCCTGCGATTCGCCGGGCTTTTTGTCAGACGCTTTGTAGATTCTGAATGATCGTTTGTATTTGTCGTCAGTATTTGGGCGATTGAACGATACAAATATGAACTCGTTGCCGTGCAGTTCTAGCTGCGCATACATGCCAGCAGCATCGACAATCTGAATCGTGCCTGTCACAACAGAAGAAAAGATGTCCTCATAGATGTTCAAGACGTTGAACATCTGCGAAACGTCAAATACCTTGCCGCCCGAAGTCACAATCGTGATCGAGTTGACTGATACATCGCGTGTTGATGAATTCTTATTAGCCATTTAGGACAGAGTTGAGTTCGCCGCTCATTGCCTCGACATATTGCTTCTTCAGCAGCTTGATCTCGCGTTTAGCCTCATTCTGTGCGACTTCATAATCGTACACATAGACAGGCTTGTATGTTGACTTGACAGAAAGCGTCGAGGTCACTGCGCTGTTTGCATTCGAGTTATTTGCTCTGAATACTGTGTTTGCATATGTCGGTGTATTGATAATGTTTGTTGTCAGCGTATTAGACGCATAGCTATACTGTTGCAAGGTAACAACATGTTTCTCGGTCGTTACTGTCGTTGCGCCTGCGGCTTCAGCTAGAGTATTTTCGACTTCTAGTTCGTAGTGGTGAATGTTTGCATATGCTTGCGCAATTGAAGTGTAGTTATAGTCTTTGAGAATCTTGCGCTCTAGAGCGTCCATCGGCAGCGGGAAATCAAACTGCGGATCAGTCAGCCCGTTCACAAAGCATATGATCCAGTGCAGCGTAGGATCACCATATTGCTGATAGGCAACTATCTCGGGTGTATCGCCTTCTTGCAATTGATACTTGTAGAACGCATAGACGTTGGCTAGAACTTCTTCTTTGATCTTGAAGCGAGAGAAGATATTCGCAACAGCCTTTGGACTGTCGTTCTTCAGGTCAAATGCGTAAAGGATTTTTGGTAATGCGCTAAAATATTGCATTAGTAACCCTCGTCTACGGCTTTCTTGTCGATGATTGCTGTTTCTCTAAAAATCAAAGACATTCTCGTTTCTACTGGCGCGCCATCACGATGCGAAGCGTAGCCATTCGGCGCGTAATCTAATGTGATGTTTTCGAGAACGCATTGTTTTGTCTTGAACAGATAGTTATTTGGTTCATCGTGATGATAAAATTCAATTTCGAATCGAGAAGGAGGAATAAAGTATCTGCCTGTTGATCCAGCAGGAATCTCAGGTGCAGAATAATATTTGAATTGTCGGATTATTTGCTTGATAATAACTGCTTCAGTCTCATTTCTAGGCACTAGTCTGAAGTCAAATGTAAATGTTCTAAGTGATGGCGAATTGTAAAGCACCTCAAGTTGAGGGTTGATAGTTTTACCTGTTGTGCCAAACACCAGCAGATTGGTCAATTCTTGACTAGACTGGAGACCTGGAATCGAGCCAGCAACTTTTGAAGCTGCTTCCATGATAAACGGGTCGATTGCGCCAGTGCCGCCACTTTTGCCAACTAATGCCTGAGCAAACATTCCTGCACCACCCAAAACAGCTGTCAGCGAAACAGCATCATATTGTTGCTCATAAGAGGTAGTAACACCCTCGGGCATGAATAGTGCAATCGCTAACGCAAATTGCTCTGTATTTCGGCTCAGTGAGAAGTTTTTGAAACTTTCTTTTGCTCTGCCAACGATGTCTTTTTCGCCAAGTATCATATCTCCTGCTTTATTGATTGCATCTGTTGCCGTATTTGCAGCAGCACCAGCAAGACCCAATGTTGCATCATTCACAAGTTGTGCAGCCGCTGCTCCTTTTTGTCCCAGAATTGCGGTACCTGCGTATAAACTAGTTTCGGTAGGATTGGTTGCAGCTGTAGAGCCAATCGTCTGCGTTTCAAAAATTTTGAATAGGATGTATGGAAGATTTTCTTGCAAATTTGCAGGGAATTTTAGAATACCCAACTGGCTTTTATCTATTGTTTTTCCAATTACCCTTGGCATCTAAAGACTCTCGCTAAATAGTTGCATGGCTTACTCTGGTAAATTTGTTCCTAAGAACTCTAATAAATATTTAGGTGATCCTACGAAGATCTTTTACAGGTCTCTGTGGGAACGTCGGGTTATGGTATATTTAGATGAGAATACCACTGTCGTCGAATGGTCGAGTGAAGAGATCGTTATTCCTTATTTATCGCCGCTAGACAACAGAGTTCACAGATATTTTCCAGACTTTTTTGTGAGAGTTCGCAACAAAGACGGATCAATCGAAGAGGTCATTCTAGAGGTAAAGCCAGCAGCGCAGACGGTTCCTCCAAAAGTCGCAAAGCGTGTGACTCGAAAAGTCATTCAGGAAGTCATGACTTACGGTGTGAACGAGGCAAAGTGGAAAGCTGCCGTTGAGTATTGCAAAGATCGTAACTGGAAGTTCAAGTTAGTCACCGAGAAAGAACTAGGAATATAATGCCATCATTGTTTGACAAGTTGGGCAAAGAGATGAACGCTATTGGGATCAAACCCAGAACAGCAGCAGCCCGTTCTTGGCTAGGATCAAAGCTGTCTCGCTTCACGCTGTCGACCAACAGAAGTGCGGTTCTAAACGACGCGAGTAGAATCTCAGCCCGCGCTTTTATTGGTAAGATGTATCTGTTTCACTATGATCCGAAATACAAAGACACGCTGCCAGTCTGGGACAAGTTCCCGCTGGTGATTCCTATGGATGTCTACGATGACAGTTTTCTCGGTATGAACCTGCATTATCTGGATCCATACAGTCGCCTAGCCCTTCTGGATCAGCTTCACGATTTCATAAACAACGATAAATATGATGACACTACGGTTTTTCGTTTGTCGTATTCATTGCTACAAAAATCTAGATCGTTCTCACTTGTACAGCCATGCATAAAGCGATATCTATTTGAGCATGTGATGTCGTCGATGATCTATGTAGAGCCAGATAGTTGGGAAACTGCTATCTTTTTACCAGTACAGAAAATGGTGTATAACCGATAATGGAAGAACTAACAGTACCAGGCTCCAGAACGCAATCTGTTGGATCACTCCAGCAGTTCATGGGACAGGATTTTCTGAGGTCTTCTCAGTTTCTGTTTTTATTACCTCGTGTACCTGAATATCTAGAGACGGACAGTACAAAGGTATTTTCATATCTATGCGAATCGGTAGAATTTCCAGGGACTGTCGTTCAAGCGATAGACTATAAAATCCCGGGCACCAACAAAATCAAAGTGCCGTACTCTAGAGATCTAAACGAAATCACTTTGACATTTCTTCACAACATAGAAACACCTGTGTATAAATTTTTCAGCGGATGGATCGAGTCTTCATTTGGTCGTAACAACCCTACAACTGAGAATCTCTATTATGATGATTGTGTAGTGGACATGCAACTCATACAATTCACCGATGTTCAAAGAAACTCTTCAAAGTTTTTAGGTGGATTGTCATCACTGATCAATGATGTCGATCTTCTCAATAAGAGTTTTCTAGACTCGTCGAATCTCTTTAGAGCAACTACAGTTGCTCAGAAATTCGTCAATAGAGTGAACTCTACGCAGAACTTTGGCGAACAGCCAAGAGACAGATATTACACGATCAAATTCAAGAATGCTTACCCTGTGAGCGTCGCGAATATGCCTTCTAACTGGTCAGATGATGGATATCATCGAGTGACTGTAAACTGGGCATATGAATCATTCAATATTATTTTATCATAAGAGAGATCTATGGCTTTACCTAAAATTGATTTGCCGATTTTTGAATTGAAGTTAGTATCTGTATCTAATCCAGTCAAGTTCAGACCATTTCTTGTAAAAGAAGAAAAGCTGCTTTTGATGGCGTTGCAATCTGAAGATGAAGATACTATTCTAAAGACGATCAAGCAAGTGATCAACAACTGTCTTGTGGATGAGATTGACATCGACAAGATTCCTATCTTTGACATCGAGTATCTGTTTTTGAATCTCAGAGCAAGATCTGTCGGCGAGAAGATTGAAACATATTTCATCTGCCGAAACATTGTCGGCAAGACTCAGAATGAAGAAGGCGTTGAAGAAGATGTGACTTGTATGCATATGATGCCTGTCGAGGTCAATCTTCTTGACATCAAGCCGCCTATTTCTGATCTACCATCAAAAATCTACATCACGAAAAATGTGGGCATACAACTCAATTTTCCAAATCTAAAGTCATTCAAGTCTATTCAGCGTCTAGTTCTATCAGACGATAACGAAGATGTGTTTGATATGATCTATAATTGTACAGACTATATCTTTGACGAAAACGAAATGTACTACGCAAAAGAATCTTCTAAAGAAGAGTTTTATGCGTTTCTAGATAGTCTGACGCAAGAACAGTTTGACAAGATCACTGGATTTTTTGAGCAGCTGCCTACAATCAAGCACAGTCTTGATCACAAATGCCAGAAGTGCGGATTTGATCATAATCTAAACATGGAGGGACTCAACGATTTTTTTACCTAACCTTTCGTGATGGTTCGCTGAAAGCATATTATAACAACATGTTTACACTCACACATCAGTACAAGTATACTTTGACTGAACTTGAAAACATGATACCGTATGAGCGTGATATGTACATCGGCATGGTGAACAACTGGGTAAAGGAAGAGACTGAGAAACTCAAGCAAAAGAATCTAGAAAAACAACAACAGATTTCAAAAATAGCCAGAGCAGCAAAGAGAAAGTAAATGGGATTAGCTTCACTTGCCTCAACCTTGTATTCTATTCAGTCTCGAAAGAATATTCCTCTGAGAACAGCGTTTTCTATGATGGTGAGAGAGGATCTTGCCACTCGTTTTTCTGTCTTCAATCTGACTAAAACTATTACCAAATCAGAGTTTCTTGCTACGCTAGCACACGCGAAATTCGGTAGTCTTACACCGATGCAGAAAATGGAAGAGCAAGAAAAGAAAAAAGCAGCTGCACTTGCTCTAAAAAAAGAAAAAAGACTTGAGAAGTTCCAGAGATTCACAGTAGGCTCTATTGCTGGTCTCAATAACAAGATCAACATGCTCTCAGCTATCACCGAAAAGAACACTGGGCTGATCAATAGCCTTTACAATGATCTAGGATACTTCAAGAACCAAAGAAGCATCAACATAAACAATGTCAATCCAAAGAGCATCCGTGCTCCTTTGCGCAAAAACACTGTCAAGAATCAGATTGATGAGATCAACAAGCAAATTGACGTACTCAAGAATACTAAACTCAAGCCATCAAAAAAGCCTTCTGAAAAAAAGAAAACAAAAAAAGAAATCAAGGAAACTGGTTTGCTTGATTCAGTTGTTGAATCGCTCACAAAAAATCCACTGTTCTTACTGGCGCTAACAAAAGGAGTTGGCAAGGCGATTGGCATCGGCACAATTGCAGCGCAACTAGGCTCATTGTTATCCCTGCCAAAGACGGTAGGAAATATCATGGATCGATTGGGCGGGAAATCTTTATACGACGATCCTACTATAGAAAAAATAAGTCAATACGCGACAACTGGTGCAGCTACTCTTGGAACATATACCGCAGTCAGAGGTTCTTTGGCCATTGGTAATTTGGTCAAGAACTATATGAACAAGAAAAATCCAAATTATGCTCGCGATACTCGTATGAAGCAAATGAATGAGATGACTAAAGGATTTCAAAAAAAAGGATTGAGTTATAAAGATGCACAGAAAAAAGCTGGAGAAAGATACAAAAAAATTACTGGCGTATCAAAGTTTCTAAAAAAGTGGAAAGTCATAGGAAAAATTCTGCGAGGCGCATCAAAAGCCCTTCCAGCACTAATGGCGGCTGATGTTGTTTTTGAGATTGCTAGAATCTCGAACTACGTCTCTGATCATGCTAATGGCAAGATGCACGATACTGACTTCAAAAAAAATGTTTCGCGTAGTCTAACAGAAATATCCAGCACAGTTGGATTCAGTGCGATGGGCGGCATAATTGGATCTGTTGCTGGTAGTGGACTATTCCCTGGAATCGGAACACTAGCTGGTGGTTTGATTGGTGCAGGTGTTGGAGCTGTTACTTCTATACTAGTTCCAGAAGAATCTATGGATGAAGTTGGAACTAAGTTGTTTGAACTCTTCTTTGAGGGTAAAGCAGCGGCTGAAAAAACAGAACCAGCACCAGCGGCTTCGACTCCAGCTGCACCAACGCAAGCTAAAGTCACTCAACAACCATATACTCCACCAAAAGAGTTTGTTCCTCAAGTTGGTACGCTGGGAGCAATGCCATTGCAGACTATTCCAGCAGATACACAAAAAATACTAGAAACAATTAGAAAAAAAGAATCTAGCGGAAATTATAAAGCTATAGCAAAAGGATCAACTGCTTCTGGCGCATATCAATTTATCGATTCTACATGGAGAGCGCAAGCTAAAGCTGCTGGCATCGGAACAGAATACCCTTCAGCATATCTGGCGCCTCCACAAATTCAAGATGCAGTTGCTGCTCATTATGTTGAAACAATTTTAAAAAATGTAAATGGTGATGTCACTAAAGTGCCACTAGTGTGGTACACAGGAAATGCTTCAGGCAAAATGTCTGCTAACCAATTAGAAGTGAACAAAGGACTTACATCAGAAAAATATCAAGCTGATTGGTTGAAGCTGTATGCTAAGAACAGTCCAGCAAAAACTGCAACAATGCAAACAGTTTCTGTAGTAGAACCGCCAAGTATTCCTACTAATGCCGCAGTTCAGCTTCCTCCAGCCGCTGAAGCAGCCAAAGAAGTTGTTGATGGCACTAATAAGAATGCAGAGATTCAAGCAACTGCCGCAATACAGTCCGTAGCGAGAATGCAAGGTCAGTTGAATGCTGTTTCAACAGAAACGATCAGAACTCGTCAAAAAATGCTTGAGAGTGATGAATTCCCATCAGCTATGAACGCTGATATGGAACGATACGCATAAAAAAAGAGGGACTGTTTCCAGTCCCTCTAGTATAATCGCTAGTGCTTATTCAGCAGCTAGCTGTTCAAAGTACGACATATCATCGTCTGAAAGATTTGTGCTTTCAGCAGTCACCTTCTTAGCAGGAGCAGAACGAACGACAGGCGCATCAGCCTCTTCGTCATCGATCTTCTTAGCCGTTGCGCCTGCGACGCCACCAGCACCAAGGACCTTGTTCAGCTTTGCCTTGAGTTCATCATAAGACTTGAAGTTCTTGGCATCAAGAAACTCTCTGAGCGAGTAAGAAGCCTTCCACACCTTCTCAATCTTCGATTCATCATCGAATAGAGGGCTAGGAGCCTCAAACTCAGACTTGTCATAGTTGCGATAGCCTTCGACCTGACGAATCTTGACCTTGAAGTTAGCACCCTTCCAGAAGTCAAACGGATTCATTGGTGTCTCATCAGCAAACTGCGGTGTCAGCTGCTCGTTGATCTTGTCAAAGATCTTCTTGCCAAACTTGAAGAGAAACACCTTACCCTCATTCTCTGGGCGCTTTGGGTCAGTGATAATAAGAATGTTTGCGATATAAGTCAGGCGACGCTTCTGCTTACGGGCAATCTCCTTGTTAGCTTCTACGCCAGAGTTCCATAGAACAGTGTTGTACTCAGAGACTGGATCAGCCTTACCGAGAGTCGTCAGCGAGTTCTCGATATACCAACCACCAGGACCTTGAAAGCCATGATTCCAGATCTGAACCCAAGGAAGACCATCTTCACCATCAACTGCTGGCGTGTCAAGGAATCGAATTACAGCATAGCCAGAGCCTGTCTTATCGACATCAGGCGTCCAGAAACGATCATCTGCGCCTCTCTTCTCACCAGTGCCAGACTGTGACTGCTCAACTGCGCGCTTTAGCTTGTCGAGGGAAGAGTTCTTTTTTAGACTAGAAAGATTCATATTTGTATACTCCGTATGTTTGTATTAGTTGTATCAGCGTTTTATCCACTTTTCTCATCACCATATCATTATATATCACACTCAAGTAGATGTCAAGTGTGTTTTCAGCAAATTTTTATACTTGCTGGTATCGACAGTCAAAAAAGATCCATACTTACGAATCTTCATTGAATACTTGGGATAGATCACATCATCTTCAATTTTCTTATCCCAAATTCTTATGAAGTCAAGGATGTTGTTCAGAATCACCATCGTCTCAATCGTGATATCTTTTTGCTGAAGACAGACTAGCAATCGCGGTAGCTGCCCATCATTGACTTCAAATAGCTTGTTGAACTCTGTTGGAACTGGAACAATTCTGGCTAGATCATTCTTGAATGTCTCGCTCATTGATTCAGTCACTCTCATCCATTCTGTATAGGCTTTAGCAGCTTCAGCTGATACAAGTTTTCTTGAGAAGCTGGCATTACCAGCTACAAAGTTTGCGACTAGAAAACTGACAGCAACTTCCTCTTTGTACATTCGCGCAAGTTTGTGAAACACATACTTGTCTTTGCGCTTTTCAAATGCATCAACAGAAGACTTGATCTGCCCATCAAACGTAAAGAAGTTGTAGCTTTCACTTGAGAAGTGAAGTCTGATCGCGTTATACAGCTTGTAAAAATCGTAGCCAGTCATGATTTAGAATGACAGTGTTCCTGTTCGCGGTAGTTGACGTAGATCCATCGCTTCACATTGAATCAGACTCTTGAGTGGTTCATTGATCAGCGTAGCAGCGACTTCAACTTCAAGATCATTTTCTTCACAGTATGAAGTGATTGCGTCCATGTGATCAGTTTTTGAATCTAGCGCTCTCTGCATGATCATCATTGAAAACTTATTCTTTTCTTCTCTACTTACCATCATTGATCCTCTCTGAGTAAAATATATGGCGACCGATCTGAGAAACATATCTCTTGCTGTTTGCCCATGAAGGCTCTACATAGTCAGCATGAAAGTGTGTCGCGTTCCCTATTATACCATACTTCTTTTTAGAAATCAAGATGTTTTCAGCAATGCTCTTTGACTCAAGCCAATTCTTCATTGAATTGATTGTTCTTTTAGGAGAACACACCCATGAGAACTGGCAGATGCCGTTGTTCTTTTGATTGACCACACCGCAAACAGTTCCAGCATAGCCCTTCTTCACACGATTCATCGTCACTTCAGCAACAGCAATCTTGCCTGCTTTGGGTTCTGTGCCAGCTTCAAAGTAGATGTTTCTTGCAAGACACTGAACTTCTTTCTGGACAGCTTGCTGCTTTGCGTATGCAACCTTATAGGTTTTCATCTGCTCATCCATCTCAGAGATGTGCGCTACCAGTTCTTGATTGACTTCTCTTTGCTTGCTGATCTCATTTTTCATTGAGACATATTGCATAGAAGGAACAACTACAATCAAAAACGTGAAGCAAAATAGTCCTCCGAACTTTAGAAAAAAGTTATGGTTCTTGTCAAAATAATTTTGTACTGCCTTCATGTTAGTTACTCCCATTTATGCAGTGGAAAGAAAAGGCTGGTGGCTGTTACACCACCAACCCTGACCTTTCTGTTACCAAGCGGTCAACTCTGGTAATCCCATACTGCCTTAGGCAGCGAGAGCCATGTCGTAAACATCATCGTTTGCGTTTACTTTGTTTTGCGCGAATTACGTTCGTCACCTTTCGAGCGCACTTTGTCTATTACTTGCCCTGTCGAAACCAGTCAGCCCCGTAGAATTGGTGGAGCTGGGCGGAATCGAACCGCCGTCCAGAACACCTTTACCTAAGTGTTTACGCTGTTATCTACGTTGTCGTAGAAATTTTCTATGTATGTCTTCAGATTGTTCCTGTGGATATTTAGTTCTTCGCCCTTCACCTTCATAGTCTGACAGAAATTGGCAGCATCTACGCCGATCAATACGACAACTTGCTCAATCGGAGTACCAGTCAGTTCAGTGAACATGTCCGCATAGGCTACGCACTGCATGAAGTAGTTGCCAATGTTCTCTTTCTTCTTGAGACGATTAGATGTCTTGAAGTCGATGACAGACAGAACACCTTCATGCTCTGCAATACAGTCAACAGTGCCAGCTAGCTTTAGCTTGTGCGAATAGAGCGGAGTCTCAAGGCAATGAATGTTGTTGACCTTCTTGACCAGTTCTTCCTTCATGCGCACATACAAAGACTTCACATTCGGCATCATCTCTAGCGTAGAGACATCTTCGTTGTTCAGCAAAGTTTCAATCGCTTTGTGAACACCGCTGCCTCGAGTCGTCGCTGTGCGAGAGATCTTGTTTGCTTTCTCTTCACCAACTTTCTTGCGCCACTCAAGAATGCTTTGCTTGTTGTAGTCAGCAAGAACTGTAGTGACAGAGACATACTTCTCACCAGTAGGAGTGACGTATCGCCGCTGAGGACCATCTTCGCGCAAAAGAACGGGAAGATTATGAGGGACATGAACAAACATTTAGATATGCTCTACCATATAAAGCATCTGTAGAATGTCTAGAGCGCAATCGTTTTGCGGAATGTGCTTAGTCACATAAAGATCGTGATTGAAATTTGGAATCACTGCATATCCATTTCGTGAATCTGTGGCAAGAAGATCGACAGCAGTACGGACATCACGCCACATATTATACATGAACAAAGGTTCTTCACCAACAGAACGACATAGGCTATCAAGTGCCATCTGGTCTAGATTGCCACGCGCCCAGACAATCTGATTATTGCCACCATGAGAATTGATATAAGATCTCATTCGCGCAATACCTTCTTTAACCGAAACATCTAGATCACTCGAAGCCACAGACATCTGTTTGGCCAACTCACATTGTTTAGCCCACCAGCTGATAGTATCAGCCGTCTCAACTCGACCAAGTCGGCGTTGCTCTTCAGCATCAAATTTTACAAACTTTGATGTCATCACAAATCGATTGTACTCAGAGACCATTTCGTCTTTAGTTGCATTGATGACGATATCAGTGAAGTCGAATCGAGTGATAGCAGCCGACAAGACAACGCTTGTTGACTCAACGCCGAGTGTTTCTACATCTACCATGAACATAATAAATTATCCCTTATCAAACTCAACATAGTTAGTATACTACAATTTTAGAAAAAAGTCAAGTCTCATCCGTTGGCAATCTCCCACTTATCAACCGCAATCAGGAAGTCTTTTACAAGACTTGAGCGGACGATATCTTCAGTTGTAAACTCTACGCTGGTGAACGATGGCATTGTTCTTGCAATCTCGTGAAACTTAGCCAGCCCAGACTTGTCACCAGCTTTGCGGTACAGATCCGTCTGCCTGTAGTCACCGCAGAAGATGATCTTTGAGCGATAGCCAACGCGAGTCATGATTGTGGACAACTCTTCCCAGTTCATGTTCTGACACTCATCCACAATAATAATTGAATCGTCAAAGGACATGCCGCGAATGAAGCTGGTAGATATAAACTCAATACGCCCTTGCTCTTTCAGATACTCATACGCATCACGGCGATTGAATAGCGTGTGGTAAATTTGCATGTATGGCTGTTCATACAGACTCATCTTCTCTTCTAGAGAGCCAGGCGTAAAACCAACATCTCTAGACTGAACAGCACTACGAACAATAACAACACGGCGAAAGGAAGAGTTCTTATCAAAGACTTCTTCGATAGCTTTGTAGCAAGCAATAAAAGACTTTCCTGTACCAGCAGAACCAGTAAGCATAATAAAATAATCACCGCGTGTATATGCATCGAAAAATTTCTTTTGGTTTTCTGTCAGTGGAGTAAAGGCGCGCAGTTCACTGGGCTTGACTCTTGCGAGTGTTTTCTTTTCTTCACTCTCGTTGACTTCAATGATTGTGTTGCTAGCCGACTTTCTTTTAGACAAACTGCCTCTCTTCAACTAGTTTGAAACGCATTATGCTTCTTCAACACCTGATCCGTCTTGATACGTTTGCTAGTTTTCTTTAGCACCCTGTTGGCAAGAGGACTGCGCGGGTTCTGTTCTGCAATCTTATGCATAACTTCTTTCCAGGTGTTGTCAGTCTTTTTGCCAGCCATATCACCAGGTCCAGTGTAGCTAAACAGTGGAGCGCTGCTATGGTATCGTTCTAGGTGCGGATTGTTGTTTTTGAAATCATCATAAACAGAAATCGACATAGTATGTTCTTCAATCTTCTTGGTCTTCTTGTTCAAGAATTCGTATGTAGGCACGGGTTATTCCTCAGTATGTCTCGTTATACTTCCATTAGGCTTGACATGGTACGCCTTGAACTCTACGTTCGGATGCTTGTCCTTTAGACGAAGGAAGTGATTCAAATTTTGAACACTATCATCATACAGCGTTGCACGACGGTGACCACCAGCAGTCAACTCTCTGCTAATTGCTCGTGCTTTCTTTTCAGCGACAGTGCCTTCTGACGTATCATTGCCTGAGCGATGCACATGGATATTGTCAATGTCTACGCCATGCTTCCGAAACGCATGAAGGAATCTGTCTTTATTGTCAAAGTCCGCACGGGCTGTAGCTACAATCACCTTGCTGCCAGTCTTCTTGGCATTCTTGTGGATTGCTTTCATCTTGTTCAACATGCGAGTCATCGGCTTGGACTCTTTGTCAAACTTTTCAGCGGAACGAAACTCGCTGAAATCGTAGTGATGACCAGCAGGAAGTTTGTGCGTATTGTACTCTGAATTGCTCAGAGAGTCGACCTGCCTGTCTCCGTGCATTACCTTGACTCTAGCTGTTGTATGGAAAAGCGTATCGTCCACATCAAAGACGTGGAGTCCGGTGCCTTCTTTGGCAGCTTCATCAAGGTATTGTGCGAATGTCTTCATCACTCTATTTATACCAGCCAGGAATACCTCGAATCTTCCAGTTCGCCATTCTGCGCTTGTGCAGCATGTAATAGTTGCGATATGCACCAACAGCGTCACCAGGAATCTTTGCGTCATCTGGCATAGCCTGTGGAGGGTCTTGCCAGTTTACGATAGGAATGCTATTAGGAGCATTCAGCAGTGGCTGGAGCAGAGTCTCGCACTTGTGAGTCTTGCCATCATAGCGATACTTGTACTCGTAAATGAGGTAGTACGTCAGGTCAAAAAGCCAGCGGTAGTGGTCAATGTTCTGACGCACCCACACAGCCGACGGATGGTTCACATGCCCTGCAATGTACAGGATCTGTTCACGCTCATCAGAAAGCGTCCAGCGCTTTACCTTGCGGTTGGTCTTGCTTAGACCGATGCTTTGAGCGCCATCAAGAATGCGGTGCGCTGTACACATAAGCTGGCAGGACTCAAGGATCATCTTGACAACATGTTTGTCACAATGGTACTGGGCTGCAATTTTAGGATCACTATCAAGAAAAAATATATTCATATGTGAAAAGGGGCAGAGCAATCTGCCCCTTCCTGTGTTAGCATCAAGCGAGACCTAGCTGCATCTTCAGATCAGCAAGTTCCTCCTCACTGACATCTGAAATCTGCATGTCGGCATCAAGAATAGGGACATCAAACTCATCAGCCTTGACCGCAGGCTTGCGACTCACGACCGACTTGACCTTTGCGACCTTGACAGGCGCAGCGACCTTAGCAGCCTTGCCCTTGCGAGGCTTAGCGACCATCAATGGTGCAATCTCAGCAGCATTCATCAGCCGATACGACACAGCCTTGCGGCCCTCACGCTCGGTCTTGATATCGCCACCGCGATCACGCAACTGAAAGATATTCACCATCAGACTGCCAGGCTGGCAACCCAACTGTGCGACCATCGCCGAAACCTTGACAGACTTACCGCTCTTCAGCATTTCATAAGTCTCAATAACCTTCTTAGAAGGATAGACGTTTACATTCTTACTCATACATACCTCACAGAAAAATAATAAACCAACGAACCAAAGAAACAAGAAGAATCAAACCCAGCGGCAGGACAACACAGTATCGCAGAAACATCACGAACTCGTTGTCGGCCTTGCGCTGCCGCCTGCTATAGTAGTCTTCGTCATCCATAAAACTAGGCAATCACCGAATCGATGCCAGCATTCATAGCCGCAATCTGCTCAGGAGAGTACGACACGACAGGACCAGCCTTCTGGTTCGCCTTGCGCATCGCCTTCGGACTCTTGAGAGCCAGCAACTTGGCTTCCATCTGAGCGATACGCTCCAGACGCTTTGCTTCACGCGCCTTGAGGCGCTCAGCCTTCTTGAAGAAGGCCGCAGCCCGCTTAGCCGTACGGGCATCAGCCTTCACGGCACGATTGACGATCACTTCTTCCTTAATCTTGGACCGAAGATTCTTCAGTCCAACAACATGCGCCTTCAGCGTGTTCCGCAGAGCCGCAATCTCGGCGCGCTGGGTCTTCACCGCATCGCGCATCTGGTTCAAAGTCATACCCATAAATTCACCTATCTCACTTTTCAAGTTGGGTCAGAGTCATTTCTCACCCTATGCAATCAGTATACTAAAATTATTGGAAAAGTAAAGCGCGAGGAATGTCAATAGAATCAATCACTTACGCGGATGCTCTGGAACCGTTGGTGGAGCGGCTGGAGCGGGTCAGGCTAGACCCCTGGTATAGATGGTCTGGAGTCTGGAACGACTCCAGGAGGGGCTGGTGGAGAGTGGTAGCGCCCGCAGGACTTGAACCTGCAACTGTGGATTATGAGTCCACTGTGATGCCATTTCACTAAGGCGCAATTTTACTCTTGACTGGTGGCTTCTTCCCAAAGATACGGTCCCAGCTGTCATCAAACTTTTTCCTGGGAACGCTCAATGGGCGCGGCTTGCTTCCTTTGCCGCTCATGCTGCGTCACTCCAAACTCGTGAAGTGCGCGGAATCGAAGCCATCAGAAACTCCATCTGATCGACAAGAATCTTTCTGTTCTTCAGAAGAATCTTTTCATGAACTGTCGGTGAGTACGGAACATACAGAAGATGCTTCTTGAACTCTTCTGGTGTTCGGCTGCCCTTTCGATGATTACATGATCGGCAGGCTGTCACACAATTTGTCCAGTGGTTTGTGCCACCGCGAGACTTCGGCAGAACATGATCGATTGTCAGATGGCGACTGTCAAACACATCACCACAGTAAGCACACATATGCCTATCGCGAGAGTACAGAGTCTGACGGTCGACGTAGTTAGTTTTAGAATTGTAGAACTTTTCGCCAAGGATCGGTCCGTTGACACCAATGATAGATGAAATTTTGATTCTTGATCTATTGCCATGATCATTAAAACCACCGATCATTGTTCTCACGACAGTGCCTGTTTCCCAAAGAACCTTTTCTCTGGCATAGTAACACGCCGCAATCTCATGATTGCACCAATCTTTTGGCGTTCCACTTTTATCTACAACAAGCACAAGCGACACGATATTCTCCTTAGCATAAATTGGCGGAAGCGGTGAGATTCGAACTCACGGACCTATTAGAGCCTGCAGTTTTCAAGACTGCTGGATTAAACCACTCTCCCACACTTCCAATTGTATATAGTCAGTCAACTGGTCCCCATTTACCTACGGGACATGATGTAGTCTTCCATTGTGTTTTCAGCGCAAGAATACATCCGCACTTACTGCAAACACCTATCTTATTGTGTTCGCAGATACGGCAATGTGCAAGCCGTCTATCTTTATCAACAGCGCTAGCGATTCTATCGTCTAACATATTTGTTCCTAAAAGGTTGGAGCAGAGTACGGGAGTCGAACCCGTCTGACTAGCTTGGAAGGCTAGGACACGACCGCTATGCCAACTCTGCGTTATCTGGTACCCGCAGCGAGATTCGAACTCGCACTTTACAGATTTTAAGTCTGTTGCCTGCTGCCGATTGGGCTATGCGGGCAAAATTGGTCGGAGTGATAGGATTTGAACCTACGACCCTCTGCTCCCAAAGCAGATGCACTACCAGGCTGTGCTACACTCCGATAATTCTATATATTACGCTTCAACAAATGGTACCCCTGGCAGGATTCGAACCTGCGCTATGCTCTAATCTGGAGCCAATGCCACTTTATAAGGGTGGTGTTCTACCGCTAAACTACAGGGGCGCAAAATGGCGGAAGGCAGTGGACTCGAACCACATCCTCGAAAAGACGTTTCGTTTAGCAAACGAACGTGAACCCTGTTCACATTACCTTCCTAATTGGTGCGCCTACCAGGACTCGAACCTGGACCAAAGGTTTAGAAGACCCTTATGATTTCCGTTTCACCATAGGCGCAATAAACTGGTGCTTCTTGATGGTTACGCTCCAACGTCTCTAAATTATCAGTTTAGGGTTCTGCTATTGAACTAAAGAAGCAAACTTGGGGTGACAGGTCGGATTCGAACCGACGATTACGACTTTCACAGAGTCGGGACTTTGGCCACTTGTCAACTGCCACATAAATTGGCGCCCTTGAGAGGACTCGAACCCCTAATACAACGTCCGTAGCGTAGCGTGATGTCCATTTCACTACAAGGGCAAATTGGTGCCAAGTGTTGGTATCGCGCCAACCTATTCTGCTCTTCAGGCAGGTGCTAATCTATCTCAGCTAACTTGGCAAATTCTTATGCAGGACGGACCTTTGTTACCTGCCTAGTTGCGTACGCCAACAACCGTGCCGACAGTTATCGCAATGTGGAAGGGTAATTACTCCTATTCATTGCTTTCGTCGAAACTGGAGTTGCGGACTGGACTCGCACCAGCATAGAAGAGTTTTGCAGACTCTCGCCTCACTTTTCAGCCACCGCAACAAAATAAAATGAAACGCATTAGCCAGAGTCTTAATAAGGAGCTACTCTCTTTTAATTCTAGGCATTCTCCAAGCCAGATACTAATGTATTTCAAAATGGTAGCAGTGATCAGACTCGAACTGATGATAAACTCCGTATGAAGGAGGTGCATTAGCCGCTATGCTACACTGCTATAAAATGGTGGGTGCGATAGGATTCGAACCTATTAGACCTAGATGGCTGATTTACAGTCAGCTGCGACCCTCCAACTTCGCCGCACACCCATGGCTGAGGGACGTGGATTCGAACCACGATAGACGGATTCAAAGTCCGTCGTCCTGCCGTTAGACGATCCCTCAATAAAACTTGGAGCGAGTAGCGGGAATCGAACCCGCACGATGACCTTGGCAAGGTCACAGGCAACCATTACATCATACTCGCATATTGGTGCACGGTGTAGGACTCGAACCTACATAATTCACCTTGTAAAAGTGACGCTTGACCTCTCAGACCAACCGTGCTTTGTATTCCCTAAGATACGCATTCCTTTTCGTATCTTTTCTGTATCTAGAACCTCGACCCTTTGACCCATAAGTTTCAGTTTGCGTATGGCAATTTGGGCATAAAATTCTAAGATTACTTAGTTGATTGTTATCGCTATCTCCGTCAATATGATCCATTTGTAGAGTCAGCGGTTTATCATTCCACGTATCGCCTATACCGCAAGATTCACATTTGAAATTAGATTTCTCAAGCAGATATTGCTTTAGTGATCCATCCCCAACTTTCTGTCCAGATTCAATTTTAGATACAGTAACTTTTCTAGCAGCTTCGCCAAAACATTCTAACGAACAATATTTGTTCGTACTGCTTTTGTTGTATGGAAACATTGTTCCACAGTTTCCGCATTCATATTCTGTAGTGATACGTTTTCTACTTTTCGTATAACGCCCACCCTCTTTATGAATAGATTTATGTCCATTCAGTCCTCTGAATGAATCAAATCCTTTACCGCAAATATCACAGTCCATTTCAGTTATCCTCAAATCTAGCTGAATAGTATACCTATTTAGTATTTTTGAGTGTTCTACCGCTGAGTTAATCCCGCAAATAAATTTGTTGTTTGCACTATCTGCTGCGTCTCATCCAACAGAGGTCATGACGGTGTTGGCTTTCTTTTGGCGCAGTTAGTCGGGCTTTACGATCACCCATCGCTTACAAACAACAAAAAAGGTGCAGGGCTTTCACCTGCTGCTAATCAAACCTTGCGGTGATTAATCTGCCGCCTCTTTATATTCAGCGGACTTATATGGTGGAGATAGTCGGATTCGAACCGACCTGTGTCCTGCGTGCAAGGCAGGTGTTCACCCCTAGCAAACCCTATCCCCAAAATTGGCTGCCTCTGTTGGACTCGAACCAACAATGTCTTTCGACGACGGATTAACAGTCCGTTGCATTACCATTCTGCGCAAGAGGCAATTATCTTTTCTTTCCGTTCTGAGGAACAAATTCTGGAAGCCATCGTGCGAAATTTTGCACTAGATTTTGTTTCGAGTATTTGTATCCTGTCTTTTCTACAAATTCATTATAAC